CCCCTAATTTTCTTTTTTTACAGCCTCCAATCTGTGATAGCCTGGAGGCTGTTTTATTATTCTTTCGCCACCGAACATTTTATATCTCCATTTGTTTTAAAAGAAAATACCCAACCTGGGGTTGGCGATTATCAATAATTTTTTCTGAATATACATTTGCTGTCTTTCTGCTGTGACAGCCCAAAGACAGTGTCACTAATTTATTAATACGGCCTTGCAGGCGGAGTGAAGTTTGATGTCCAACGGGCAATATTACTGATGCGAAACTCGTCAATCATACCGTTCAGATACAATCCATAATCTCGATATTTTCCGATCATTAAAGAACTATAGTACCCTGAAACCATCGTTGATGTGAAACCAGACGCATACACTCCATTTACATACACTTTCCAATATCGAGATTGTGACCTGACGATCGCAAGATGAACCCACTGATCCCGTGGCATCGTAAAATAGCATATTGCATCCCCTCGGGTTCCACCATACTGCAATCCAAAGAAAATGCGTCCGTCTGATTCCTCCATTATATCAAAGCTGTAACTTCCATAAGCAACGCCTTTTGACATTATACCGTTTTTCACACCACTTTTCAGTTTAATCCAAAAATCGACGGTATAGTTTGGATATAGGGACTCGTTTATGGCATTCGTTCCACTTATCTTTACATACCCGTTTCCTGAAAACGAAACGCAATTCTTGAATTTTCCCACTACATAGGACATATTACTACCAACATAAGGCTTGCCTGAGGCTTCATCTTTCAATGATCCATCAAAATGTAGCAACAGCAAAGTATTCCTGTCTACTTTCTTCCGTCCCATCATCGATCTTATCATACCAACCTCCTTTCCGCCGAAAGTCGGTCAGATACTTTAGTTAAGAGGTGTTTACCCCCCCCCCCGTTAACATTTGTAAACAATTATTTCTCATGACTTTATCTCCTATTTTTTAGTCGTTAATATCTTGTTTCATCTTTTTCAACGGCAGATCATTCTTCGTAAGCCCAATAGCGGATCAGGACAGTGCCATCACCGCCGTTACCGTAAGTACCACAACCGCCACCACCGTAACCGCCACTTTTTCTATTGCCATTTCCAGTTCCGCATCCTTTGTCGTAATCGGATTCTCCCCCCATGCCCTCATTTATATTTCTGTCTGAACCACCACCTCCGGCATTTCGTTTCCCAGTAGGTTCGCCAAAATCGCGGGTTGTATGCCTTTGACCCTTTCCTCCGCCATATAGGGAACCAGCTGGATAGAGAGAGCCATTTTCATTGCGGCTGCCGATTCCGTTAGATCCATCAGAACCCGCTTTAGCCGTATCTGAATCATCTCCTGCTCCGCCACTTCCGCCGTTGCCACCAGTATATGCTCCGGCATTACTTCCGCCTGGATAACCATTACCCGCACCATTTCCGCCATTAGCTCTATAACTTGAATTTAAGAATTGAGAGTATCCACCGTTGGGGGCAACTTCAGAATACCCTCCAATTCCTCCTTTCCCAACTGTTATCGGAATTGACTGACCCGGTGCAACAGAGATAGCATCACCGTCTCTCCATCCGGATGTATCTTTTTTGAAGGTTTTAGTATAGCCGCCACCTCCACCGCTTCCATTATGTCCTGCACCCCCTCCTCCGACAAGAAACACATCAACCTCCCTACATCCTTTAGGTACGATCCAGATATAATTCCCGGCAGGATAGAACCTCTTGGTGAACAACTGCAACTTCTTCCGTCCCATCATCGATCGTCTCATCTACGCCCTCCTTTCTTACGATAAGAGGTCGTAACTTCTTTATTTAGAGAGCATTTTACCCCCCCCCGTTTAACTTTTAATAACATAACCTGTTTCATTGCTTTACCTCCTGTACAATTGTGGGCAAGTCTTTCAAGTCGTTCGGATAACCTGTAACGGTTGTCAGAATGCAGAGATAGATCACACCGTATTGTTCATAATATTTGTCTTTCTCGAATGCCATACCCTGCACGTATGGAATAGGATCATCAAGCGTGCCTGCGTGCTCAGCTTTAACGATCTTATACAGTGAAGCAGTTTCTATGCCCGGTTTCCAGTCGGCTTGCAGCTTGTGCTTTTGTATCACTTCAAACAAAGTGTCACTTTCTCCTTCCACTACTCGAAGCCGGAAGCCTATTTCAACTTCTTTGCCAAACTCTGCATCTTTCTCACCCCAAATGGGGAATAAGACCTGCATCTCCAACGCTTGGCTGGCTGTGAGAGACACGCTGTTCATCATCGCACGGGCAAAGGTCACTGCCTGCGCTTCCGGGGATTTAGCGATTGCCTTATCTGCTTTAGTTTGCAAGGCTGCCGTTGTTGTATGGATCATTTCAGGATAGCCTTCCACTACGATAGCTTCGACCTCCCCGGCTGTTTGGGCGGCATCGATACGGGATAGCAAGCCGTCTGTCACCTTGCCGCATTGCTCCGAATAGTCCGCTATTTCGTCAAGAGCAACCGTTAAGATATTCGAGGCGTACAGATGACCGCCTACTTCGACTTCTTCCTGCCGGCTACACTTATCCTTCACTTGCAGGGTGTTCGAGACGTATGCGTCCTGTTCATCAATATAATAATGATGGATGTCTTTATCGTAGATTTCCTGCCGTTTGGCATCACGGGCACGCCAGAGCAATTCTTCCGGTGTCGGCTGTGGTTCCGGTGTCAGTGCCATATACCAACACTCGAGCGGTGATGCCTCCGGATAGTCGTTATGATACTGTTCCTGTTCTTCACTAAGCAGGAGATAAGCGCCATCTTCGTAATTTTCGATATTGTCGCCAACAAGATAGGAATCAGGCAATTCTTGTTCCAATTCCAAAAACTGAATGTTTTTTTGAATATACAGCATATTGTCTTATTTATATTTCATGTAACGAAGTATTATGATACCGGAACCGCCTGCGCCAGAATAGCATCCTCCTGAGACATTGGAACCACTTATATAAAAAGAACCTCCTCCTGAGCCCGTATTGGGTTCTCCATTAGTAGGTCTTCTCGAAATATCTCCGACATAACCGATACCACCGCCACCTGGTGCTGATCCGGAACTATATTCTCCACCACCTCCACCACCTCCGGCGTACAATTTATTATTGAACGGGCATCTGGTAGTACTCCCTTGACCGATTCCAGGCATATCACCTGCTCCATTAGAACCATCACTTCCACCAATATATCCTGCCGTCTTTTCTGCAGGTCTTCCACTACCACCACCTGATCCCCCATCGCCCCCTCTTCCGGAATATCGACCTCCATTTCCGCCAAGAGCTTTTATTGAATTAGATTTAAACCAGGACTCTGACCCTGGAAGACCATTCTTCTGATCATCGTAAGCAGACATCGAAACTACACGATCTCCCCCTTTCCCTATTGAATAGCTAACAACACTTTCTGGAGTAACAGGCACATCAAGATATGTTTTAACATACCCCGATCCGCCCCCTCCACCACCTCTTTCAGGGCCTGACGATGCACCAGAGCCACCGCCACCAACAATGAATACATCAACAAATTTACAACCAGCTGGCACCATCCATGTACCGGATGATTTTAACTCTTCCACAACTTCTACCAATTCTCTCTTTCCTATCATCACCCTTCTCTTCATCTCTCACCTCCTTTCATTATACTCTCACGACAATTATCCCATGTTCTTTTTTCAGCGATACCCCTGTGGCTTTACCAGCTGGCAGTTCAACGCTTGTTTCCTCCGATTGCCAGCCCGAGCCGTTCGGGATCGGTTGGTTAATCGTTGATCCGGTGTTGTTCTTAATGGACAGATAAAATTCCTGCATCTCCGGTACACTTCCTATATTCGCAAAGTTGATCGCCTGCACAGATGTACTCGAATAGGTAAAACGCAAGTTATACGGTGATGAAGGAAGCGACTTTAAGGTACCGACATCGACATACTCTTTCAGCCTCAAAGAGTCCGATACCTTCGTTTTCTCTTCATTGCTGTAGTCATTGGTTGATAGCCCCTTTCCCGTTACAGCTTCAACGACTTTGACCCATCCACCGGCTTTCCTGCCATACGTAGATGTATCAGATGGAGCATCTACAGTGATTGCCCCATCCTTGCCGGGCAAGCCTTGTATGCCCTGAAGACCCTGTTCGCCTCGTTCACCCGTTTCGCCTTTCTCGCCCTGTATCCCCTGCGGGCCCTGTTCGCCTCGATCGCCCTTTGGACCCTGTGCGCCTGTTTCTCCTTGCAAACCTTGTATGCCCTGTTCACCTTGAGGACCAGGGACACCCTGTATGCCCTGTTCACCTTTTGCCCCGGTTTCTCCTTTAGCGCCTGTTTCTCCTTTGTCCCCTTTATCCCCTTTTGCACCTTTAAGATTCGGTGTATCAAATGTGCCGGCAGCGGTCGTTATCTGGAGAATATATGTCGTTTCGTTATTGGTTTTGACACTGACCTGTATATCCTGCAAAACAGCCGGAAGATCTGCAAACGTATGCACTCCGTCGGATAGCTTCATGCTGAACTTGCCATTCTCCAATCGTTCGAAGAGCCATACCGATGCCGGATAGACCGTCGTATCGCTTGCCCATTCGGCGGTCGTCTGTTCGATCTGTTGATAAATAAATGCACCTTTCTTACTCATTGCTTAAATATCCTTGTTTTATCGTTCGTACTGATTCATTGTAATAATTGGCTCCTGTCAGATAAACATTACCGGGCAAGGCTGTACCGCTGCCGGATTCCTGCCACGAAGCTTTTCCCCCGGCAAGATCATAAAGCCGGTAGAACACATATTCGCCATCTTCCGCTACACGTACTTCATCGCCGATACGAAAATTGATGGTTGTACCGTCGGTATTGACATAGCTCAATGTATTTTCGTCCGGGATAGCCTCCAACGTCGGGATCTCCGGTTTGTTCTTGATGTAGTTCTTATTGACAGGATCGGTAACGTTCCAGTCGGGTTGTAGTCCACTGATGACTCCTTCGGCGGCTTCGGCTGCACGATTGGCGCGGTCGGCGGCTGTGTTGGCCTCGCCGGTTGCGACTATGGCATCTTCCTTTGCTGTATTAGCAGCCAAAGCAGCCGTATCCGCCAGTCCTGCCTTTTCATTGGCCAGAGTAGCGGCAACATTGGCTGTATTTGCCGCCTTGTCTGCATTTTCTTTTGCCGTGTTTGCGGCCAAAGCTGCATCCGTCGCCGATTTTGTAGCAGTCTCGGCAGAAGCTATGGTATCATCCGCACGCTCTACAGCCGCATTAGCATTTTCGGCGGCAGTTGTAGCCGAGGATGCTGCTTCATTCGCTTTATCCGTTGCGGTATTGGTATTTAATGTTGCCGTGTCAGCCTTTGCTGCTGCATCATTGGCCTTTCCTGCGGCTATATTGGCTTCAACAGTTGCTTTATCTGCTTCTTCCTTTGCCATATTGGCTGAAGCTGCTGCGGTATCGGCATTCTCGGCTGCGGTATTGGCTATACCGGCTTTTTCCTCCGCCAATGCAGCGGCAGCAACAGCCAATTTGGTCGCTGCATCAGCATCTCCGGCAGATTGAGTTGCTTGACCAGCTGCGGCATTTGCTAAAGCTGCGGCATCATTTGCAGCCTTGGTTGCCGCCTCTGCGCTCACTTTTGCGATGTTTACATTCGATATAGCAGTATTAGCTTCCTCCTTAATTTGGGACATCTGTTCACGAACCTCTTTTGCCGCATCCGTTGCCGGCTTCATAAGTTCGGCCTTATCAGTCTCTGTCAGATCAGAAAAATGCAGTTTCAATTGATCCACTTCTGCTGGTGTCAGATCGAAAAACTTCATTTTCAATTCTTCACGGTCGAAAATATCCACGTATGCACTATCCGGCTCACCTTCGTATTTCATTTGAAGCGTACCGTTCAACTTTCGAAAAACCGGCTTCTCTCCTTTCGGCCCACGAATTTTCTCAATTTCCAACAGATTCTGCCAAGCACCATTAGCTCCTTGTTTCCAAAGGATGTATTTATCGTTTATCCCTAAAAACGCACTAAGGCCGGGATCGCCCTGTTTACCTTTCATTGCAGAGGGCAAAGCACGCTTAGGTCTCCCACCCTGAATGATCAGGATCATATCATTATCGGTTATTGTTCCGGCTGCCGGAAGCAAATTAGCCCTGATTATTTCAAATTCTTCTGCCATATCAATTGAAAACTATTATTCTACCTTGCTCGTCTGCCAATAACCCCAAATCCGGATCTTTCAGCACACGGTAACGAACATCACCGCCGGCATCTATCCAACTCACCACGGGAGCAACAACAGAAATAGTGAATCTTGCCCCTATCCGGTTCTCCTGCCAGACTTCCACAGAAAAGGACGGGCAATCCGTATAGTACACCTGAATGATACCATCCAATGTCTTAATATATAATTCCTGATTTCCTACACCGGATATCTGGCTAAAGAATGCCCGATAATTATTCAGAAACTCTTCCACACTGCCGGCCAACATCCAAAGGGACAGTTTTATTTCCCTATGCTGGGTTTTGATTGTCGAAAGGTCTACCGTACGGCCATCGGTGAACGGCGCCTTAACCGCAGGATATTTCAAGATGTCCTCCTGGTTATCATCCGATCCTATACCGAAGTCTGCAAAGTCTATCCCATTAATCGCATACTGCCCGCGAAGCCCGATACCGCCGGCCGGAGTTGCCGGATAAATGGCATGATTGTCCTCGACAAAAGAAAGTTCAAACACAGATACGTTCTCCCCTGCATTAAATGGCACAGGCTGTTCGTGAGAAGAGCAGACATTGAAGCGTAAGCGGTTGGTCATACCGGCAATAAGATTGAATTCCCGATAGCCCGGTGCGGACAGATCAGCAACAAACTTTCTATACCCAGACCAGAACTGCTCAAGCGTTTCTGCCTTCATGAGGAATTTCAACTTGACGGTCTTAGGTTCGAACTCCACAACCGAGAGATCGGGATCGATTCCGTCGGCTTCCGCCCAGTTGTTATATTTGACTGCCTTACGTTTGGGGTATTTCAGAAGATCATCAAAAGAACCTTCCAATAATTTACATCCCCATTCAGTATATACGTCTTTTCCGTCTATTGTCATAATACACGTGCTGTATGGTCTTTATGAGTTATTACCTTACCGCCAGCGTTCTTTACGAACACCACGGCATAGTTACTCGCATGGATCTCGGCTTCCGCCCCGTGCATCAGGATCACGTTGTAGCGGCCGATCGTATCAAAATGAAGGATTGCCTTGGAACCGGCCAGGAATACCTTCACCGGATTCGTCAGTTTCACGTCCGTCTCGATATAGATTCCCATGCTTTCGGCCTTCTTGCCCCGGAACTCTCGTAATTGTTCCATAGACGGGAAATTATTCTTCGTGCAGAACTCCGTACCCTGCGGTGTCAGCAGAAGGCGCATAAGCTCTTCTTTGTTTTCCGTGCCATGCAACAACCGGCAGGCACCTAACCGGTTTGCTATCTCAAAAAACTCTTTGTCCATCATGTTACATTTTTACTTTTACGTTAATAGTACCTTCCAGGGCATCAACCGTGCCTCTAGTGTTTTCCGATATCTTACCGGCAACCTCTTTGATCTCTCTCGTATTCTCGGCGATCCGATCGGTATTCTTTTCCACTTTATCTGATAGTTCGCGGATGGCCTTCACATCTTCCCAACCTCTGGATTGCATATCATAGATCAGCTTCATTTGTTCCCGGATCGGTTGCATACTGCCGCGGATGTCTTCCAACAGGGCACGGACGGCCCCGGTCTGACCGGCCAACAAGTTTATGCTTTCTTGAGAGGCTTTGGCATATGCGCCTTTCAGGGTATTTTCGGATATATCTTCTTCTTTCTCCGGCTCTTCCACCTTATCTTTCATCAGGCTATCAGCCCAACCGAACTGCCTGTCAATCTCCTTTTGCAGTTCTTCCGCCATGTTATAGATATAATCCTGTTCCCAGCCGGAAAGGACATTGTCGGCATAGAACTCCTTCAGTTTGTCACGAATCTTCTTCATCGCACCGGAAGATTCCGTTGCTGCCTTGATGGATTCTGTGACCATCTGCCGCATCATCTTCTTGACGGTATCTTTCGCCGATTCTGCCCGGTCTTCACCGGAAGCCCATGCTTCGGCTTGTGCGTTAGCGAAGTTGTCAATGGCGGATTTCAAGTCTTCCCCGAAGATGGCATCTTTGGCCTTCTCCTTGTTGTCCGCTATGGCTTCGTTTATCTCGTCAATTTGGCTTTGCCATTCTTTTATCCTATCCTTATCGGTATTCTTTTTATCCTGTTCTTCACGGATTTGTTGTTGGATTAAAACTTTCTGTTGTTCCAACAGTTTGTTCTGCTGATCGATCAATCGGGAAGCATCATTCGAATAAGCCTTCTGAATGGATTTATCCAATTTTTCGTATGATTTATCCAATGTGTCGATCTGATCCTGCAACCGCTGAATACGTTTTTCGTTCTTCTTGTCATGGATTTTGGCGATGGCACCGGCCAAAGATGTAACAACGCCAATGGCAGCACCGGCAGACGCACCGATCGGACCGAACATGGAACCGGCTTTCGCACCGTTCATTGCAGAACTTACAGTGTCCATAGCCACACTGAAACCTTCAGCTATCCCACCGAATACACCACCAAACGAATCTCCGAGCTTCGAAAACGTGTCAGAGAGGAACTGCCCGGTCTGCATAATTTCACTCATGCCCTCTTCTATTTCTGCCAAACCTTCTTTTAACTTCCTGGCATCACTTTCAGAGGTAAAGACTTTTTTTAGGCCATTTGAAACTTTATTAAAAGAGGTTTCCATTTGGTCGGCTTCACGGCGGACATTGGCTATTTCATCCTTGATGGCCTTCAACTGATCCGGTGATTTGCGAAGCACATCAAACTGTTCTTTGGTAATACCGAATGAATTATCAGATGAATATTCCCCTCTTTCAAGAAAAGACAAGAATTTTTCCGCTTCATCCGCAATGGCACGAATAGAGGTGATATTCTTTTTACTCATATCATCAAACAGCCGGGTGATAATGGAGGTACTCTTTTGGGCTTCATTATCCACGTCCGCCAGATCTTTCTTCATACCTTCTGCAAGGGAAAGCCGTTCACCTTCCGTTGTGGCCTTTGCTATCTTCTCATTATAAAGCTCCGTGATAGCCTGACGCTTTTCCAAATATGAACCATATTCTTTCAAGTATTCGTTCATGGCGCGTTTCTCTTCCTCCAGTTGTTCCTTATTCACATTGGAGGTCGATTGCTCTCGTTTAACGTATGAATTGACCAAAGCGGTATGAATCTCGACCGTCTGTTCTTTGCTCAGTTTGCCGCCTTGCGCGTCTTTCCACTCTTTCTCTTTGGCGAGTATGGCTGCAATCTCATTGTCATAATCGAGGTTTATCTGGGCGATCTTCTTGTCGGAACCTTCTTTCATCAGGTCTATTTCGGATTGCTGGTTTTGACGACGGAGGGATAAAAGTTCGTTATGAATCGTTTTTTGCTGTTTGAGTTGCTTATCCGCCTCTTTCTTTTCTTGTTTTTCGCGCTTGGTCGAATCAGAATATTTGTCTATTTGCGTTTGCGCCTCTTGTATCTGTTTTGTATACTTGCTCCAATCTTCAGAGTTCTTTTTTGATACATCCAAGGCATTACGAGCAGCTTCTGCATCCTGTTTCTGCTTCTCCCAATAGGATTTATTCTGTACAACAGAGATACTATTCCTCGTTAATGAATTGATCTTTCCTGTTGTCTCATCTATCTGCTTATTCAAAGCATCAAGCCTGATACTACTAATGATATCAGGAACACCCACCCACACAGAAGCTATATCCTCTGATTCCGTCAAAGTTTTATCAAGTTCATCCCTTTCCTCGATAAGTTTTCTTTTCACATCCTCATAATGCTTAACCTTCTCTTCAACAGGAGTGTTAGCCTCCCATTGGGCTTCTTTTATTTTATCTATTTCTTCCTTATGGAGTTTTGCAAGATTATTAGCAGTATCAAGTTGCTTATTAAGTCGTTCTACATCATGAATCCATGAATTACCAGATTTATTGTACGGAGAAGATTCTGTCTCTTGTATTTTCTTTTTAAGGTCCTCTATTCTTTTCAGATCAGCCTCATAAGCCTTAACCGCATTGTCTATTTCTCTCTTCTCATTGACAGATGATAACATCTTATTTTGCTGATCCTGAGGCAAATTCTTAAACTCTTCGAGACTCACATTTCCAAGTTCGGGAAACAGTTTTATCAGCTCTTTGTATGCCTTAACCTGCGAATAAACAGATTCAGTCTCACTATTTATTTTTGAAATCAGACTGTCTGTTTTAGAGGTAAGTTCCTGTTTCCTGTGCGCGGCTTCTTCTTGTTCTTTATTAAGTTGCTTTTGGGCTTTCTCGACAGCGGTTGTACTATCATGAAGAACCCACATAGTAGCGGTAAAACTGGCTACGATGGTGGCAAGTAAAACATAAGGATTAGCTTTCATTGCCGCATTTAAAGCCAATTGAGCGACAGTCTGCGCTTTTGTCATAATTGTTTGGATTCCTTTTGCGGCCGCATCTACCCTTGCGGCAACAGCCCAACTACGAGTTAATGTAATACTGGCTATCAAAGCAGTCCGATAAACTCCATAAGTAGCAGCCAACCCAGCCAATACCTTACCTATCGTTTCATAGTTTTCTATCAACGAAGTGGTTGTTTGGATACCCTTAATTATGACACCCTCCGATTTCTGCCCCAATTCATTGAATACTGAATCCATCGCATCTTGCATCATGGATAGCTGACCGTTGATAGTTTTTGAAGCGTTCTCGGACATATTATAAAATTTACCACTTGCCGAAGTAGCATCTATAAACGCCTGTTGTACCATTTCTGCGGAAATAGCCCCCTTAGACATCTCATCTTTGAGCGCAGCAATAGATTTTCCGGTCTTATCTGCCATGATTTGCAACGGATTGAATCCGGCATTAATCATCTGATTAAGATCTTGCCCCATCAACTTTCCTGCTGCCGACATTTGAGAGAAAGCCAACGTAAGCGAGTTAAACCTTTGGGTATCTCCCATAGAGACATCGCCAATAGCCTGTAAATAACGTGGTACTTTCTCGACCTCGATATTAAAGCCTAACATCATCTGCGTAGCTTGGGTTACATCAGAAAACTCAAGAGGAGAAATCTTTGCATATTCACGGACTTGTGACATAAGTTCATCCGCCTTTTCTTTGCTTCCAAGCAAAGTTTGAATAGCGGTGTCTACTGCTTGAAACTCGCCACGAACACGAACCATGTTTGACAGAAACTCCTTAATGGAGTATCCTCCCAATAATTTTTTGCCGACATTAGACATCGCTTGTTCTATCTGCTTTGTCACACCGACATTCTCTATACCCTCCTGTCGATATAAAGTATACTCGTCACGTAGTTTTTTTACCGATAGTCGTGCATTAGCCTGTTCTTGCGTTAATCCAAATAAAGCAGCTTTCTCTCCATCCAAGGCCTTGCGTGCAGCGTTGTATTCTTCCAATTTCTCATTAGCGGACAATGGATTTCTTTTCAATGCAATACGATAGGCCTCTCCAAGTCGTTTTACATCAGTCTCTACATCTTTAATAACAGCTTTTTGAGTGATAATTTTTTCTGATAATCCGTTTACAACTTGCGAAGCATCGAATATTTTCTTTTTAAAACCTTGGTTTATTTCATTGCCTGCACGTACTGCGGAAGTGACAAGAGAATCCAATTCTTTCGTATTTTTAGCAAGTTGAACTTCCATTGCCCGGAAAGTAGCCGGAGAAGTATTACTATCCATCCCGGCAATAGTAGATTTTAACTTATCTATCTCTTCCCGTAACTTAATGACTTTTTGATAGTCAGCTTCTATGTGAAACGCTAATTTAGGCATACATCAATGTTTTGGATAAAAGTACATCAGACCAATAAAGTAGTAGAATTTTATGGGAATAGATACATGACAATGAAAAGATTGTCGTGAATATAGAATCATGCTCCTCTTTTTTGTCTCATAAGATCCTTTCCCGACATCTTTTTTACTTCAGTTTTCTCTTTGTCCTCATAGACAGCCCTCGGTTTATCAGCACTCATCAAGAGCAAAAGAAGATAAGGAAGATCCTCATACACCTCCCTGTAAGAAAGGTTCAAATTTTCCATGAATAAGGTAATACTTCCTACGATGGTATTGCCTCCTACTACTTGGGTTTTACTATCAGATTTGCCAGCTCCATCGCTAACTGGCAGACTACGAAAAAATCACGTCCGGTTATTAACTCAAAAGCGACAAAATACGCTTGCAATAATTCTTCTTTAGAACCTGAAAGCATCTGCCGTTCGAGGCTTTCAGCTCTTTTTTGATAATTCGGGACATCACCAACCACCAAGAATGAAAGTCCCTTGACGATATTCTCCAAATTGGCAGGAGCAACCTTCATTAATTCCCGCACAGTGCCATTTTCCGGTAAATCGACCTTACTTAAATATTGGGTAGCCCTCATTATCACTTTGATAGAAGGAGCTTTGATTACATATACTGTTCCCCCTACAACAATAGCTTTTCCATAAGTACCGGAAAGTAACTCTGATATGTTTTTTGAAACCTCACTCATAGTTTAAATATTAGAGGGTGATTGCTCACCCTCGTCATTAACTTATCCACCCAAAGTTGTATCCTCCCCGTCTTCCCAGCGCTCAATAGGAACGCCGGCTTTGGTTGGTTTCAACGCCGTAAAAACAAGGGCTAAGCCAATTGCTTTTTCATTCGCTTTACCAGAAGCAGAAACACCAGCACGAGGAAAAATAATTTTCACACCATCTTCAGTTGTGGCACGGACGGTAAACTCTTTACTCTCTACATGGTCGGCACGCTCCCATGTGCCCGGCTTACTCTCTGACCCCGCTGTAAACTTACCACCTTGGAATTTAGCCTTAGTCTCAAGATCATACATACCAATAGAAGCATTGATCTTAACCGCACCCGGCTTTTTAGAGGAATAATAGGTATTTCCAGCTACATCTTTGTAATCCTTAACCTCCGGATCTTCATCCTCATAAGTGAAGGTGTCCTCATGAACTACCGGGACTTCTTCAAAAACAGAACCTTCGGTACCACCAGCCCCGATCGGCGCAACCTCCAGCTTCTGAAGGTTTACCACCACAATTTTTTTATTCTCTGCCATAACTATTTTACATTTAAAACTTCAAACAAAACACTAACATTCACATAATGACACTTTAAAGCAGTGTCCGCTTCCGTTCCTATATTATAGATAGAATAGCGATAAAAAGAACCATTATAGGAACCTGTACTCCTTAATATCTTCATAGCTTGTCTTTCAAGCTCATTCAGTCGGATAGAGTTGGCTTCATTCTCGCTTAAATTGGGTACACATAGATTCACTTCTGCGAAAGACTTCTTCCAATACTTTCCCGGCTGTTGTTTCTTCGTGTGGATAACGATTCTTTCAGAGGTCAATTCACCCGTCAGCGTTTCCCCGTTGGGTACTATGTCTATTCCGAAAGCCTTGCAATCCCGATAGAGAATGTTTCCTATGTCGGTAGTTACTATCATTCCACAATCTCCCAATCTTCTGCAAATACATCACTGATAGACGGAACCCATGAATCAGCGCGTCCAGTATTCTCATTGTAGATAAGACACTGGCTTGTATAGTCAATGAATCCTTTGCCTTTCAGAATAAGGTCTTTTGCTGATTGCGGAAGAGATTGCATCTTAGGGATAATGTCGCTATCAATATGAGCTGGCACTTGTTTGAATACCATCAAACCTTTACCGTTCCAACCACTTCTACGAACAGCCCCACCTTGTTTTAACACTTCGATAGCATCACCGAAGCCCATTACGGATGAATCATCGGCTTTATCGTATGTTTTCTCAAAAATGTCCGGCTTGCAAGGATAAAACTCCCCGTTTACTCCCTTGATGATGTAATCTCCATAATTTGCAAGCATTTTGCCTTCAAGCGTTTCGATGTACACACCAAGATAAGGCTCATTGGTGTTGCCATTCTCGTCTATACCGAAGTCGGGATTGTGTTTCGGTACGGGAGTTCCGCCCATAAAATCACATACAACATCGAAGTTGTCTGTTGTCAACCGAATGGCTTCAATTACTACTGGTTTCTTTCTGTATTTCATTTTTCAAATTCTTCTTTTAACCGTTTCTCCGCATGAAGAGCGGCACCACTTAAAACATCATACCCTTTAGATTCTACGAATGATGCGTATTCCGCTTCGTTTTTCAATGTCAAACCGTCTTTATCGACATCGTAATCATTGGACGTTCTCAAAGTGAGTGTATGGTCCTGATAATCGCCATGTTCCTCTGCGTACTTCACAGCTTCATCACCTACATCAATCATCTTCTTTTCGACCTCCCATTCTCCTTCATCGAAAAAGGAGTCGACATCTGAGAAATCGAAATCTACATCCATAATTCCGAGTAGTTAAAATAGTTTGTACTCTTTACCGTGTAGACTTCGCCTTGACCTCTTACGCCATCACCATCCATGCAACGTACTTCATCACCAGCCTTGACAGTAATTCTCTTCTCACACACCACATGATAATTCGGGCGATACACAAAGCCGTTATCAGATGAAAACTCTTTGGTTGTGTTATCATCACAACGGCACTTACATACATCCTGCCAGTATTCACCACCTGTTCCGGGAATAGGTCTGCCAAACTCATCCTTATCCATCGGGGTGATAACTTTTACCTGCAATATGTGTGGAGCGAATATCATAAGAAAGTCACTTTAGGTTTGTTACCCAGTTCGTCTTTCAAACCGTACTGTTTACACAGCCATGAGTACAATTTCATTAGGCTATCAACATGATTAGACCAAGACACAGAAAATCCGCTTTCGCTGACCGAAGATGGATTTTGTATCATCCACGGAATTTGCTTGGCACAAGCGACCTCTAATCTTGCCCTATTTTCCTCGGCAAAAGGTTCTTCGCCATCCAATCCCGTTCTTGAAAGTATATTTTCAACTACAAGATTAGACGGGGGATTCTTATCAAATACGCTTAATACAAACTCCTTGTTACTCATGACTGTTATCAATCAATATGGTGTAATCAGCTTACTATATGCGGTATAGCTATAATGCGTGCAATACTTTGATTTATAGATATATCTGAACGGACATTTGGGAACATTAATTCGTATCCCTTGAATAGCCGCTTCCTCTTTTATCGAACACATCATAGCCGAGTTATTTGCAACCAAGAATATAGTCTGTGTCATGGTCAGTACAACACAATCAGCCGGAGCCGTTTCCAAAGTGATAGACTGAATATCCGGCAAACCGGCATTAACCGATGGATTCACATATTCACACTTGGGAGATTCCACACTTGATGCCTGCACGCTCAACGAAACCAAAGACATCATCAAAAAACCACACATGGCAAAAATAAAATTCTTCATTTCTTTTCTGATTTATAAAATTAGACAATGGAAGGGTAGAAGCACTACCCTATCCTTTTACTCGATACCTAATGCTTCTTTCAGTTTGGCTGTTGATTCTTCATCCAGTTCTGAAACCTTAGACAAAAGAGTTTCCTCTTTCATATTGCCGGAAGCCTGTACGCCGATGGACTTCAAAGCATCAACCAAAGTCTTTTTCTCGAACTCTTTCTCAAAGAGGGAGATTTTCACCTCCTTCTTTTCTTCAGGTGCTTTCACTTCGGGAAGTTTTGCCTCAATCCGTTCAGCAAGTCTGCGGCTTTCCATATCCAGCACACGAGATTCTTCAGCAACTTCAATCACTTCACCGGGAGTATAATACTTTCCGGTGAACTTGTCGCGGAAAACTGATATAACCTTTACTTTCATATCCTACCTCCTTATGCTGATTGGATGGATGCAATTTCGCTCAAATCGAAATTAGTAATCAAATCTGGATTGGAAATCTGCGGAATCCACTCTGCCGTATATTCCATGTAGCGACCGTTTTTGTCACGATAGTTAGAGATAAGCATCTGCCCCTCTGACGGGATATAAGTACGTCCTTGTACTGGGTCTGTCGCTTCATACGGAGTATGATGACGCATATAACCAATGTTGTCAGAAGGTAACAGAGTAATACGATTATCCGCGTAAATCTGCACATTCTTTCCCGTCTGGTCTTTCACGTAGTCCTCCTTGATTTCGATGCGAGGCAGACCGATGCCGGTGAACACTTCGGAAGCCAAAGAAGAGGAAACCAATCCCGTACTCAACTTCATCTCATTAGAACCAAGAATCATCTTGTACTGCTCACCAAATTCAGATGAACCAAGAATAAGTTTGTTGAAAGATGCACGGGTCATTATCATCTTGGCATAAACACCAAAATCCGGAGCTAAAGAATGAAGTTTCTCTCTCAAATAAGAGATAAACATATTCTTTCCGTCCACAACCACATCTCCACTTTTCGGCTTGATAAAATTGAACGGAAGGGTAATCTCCAGCAGTTTATTATTGGTCTGACCGGAAGTGATTGCAGCGTCTTTGTTGTAAACGGTAGCTTCACCAAGCATCAACAGCGCACCGACAATAATGTCCATACGCTTGTGGGCAGCAAGGGTAATCTGACGGTAGTCGTCTGCCAGGAAGTTTACAATCTCTTCCATTGCAGCCTTTTGGTCGGCTGGCTTAGCTGCATTGAACTTGTCAATCAAATCCTGCAATTCAGAAAGACGGTCAATAGACATCTGATAAGCATCACCCAAATAGGCAATCTCACCATATCCGGAACCGATGTTCCGACGTTCACGGATGGGTTTCTCTCCAAAACGTGAATTGATAGAGCCGGCCATAACTCCGGTTACAGAACCGATATAATCCTTGAACACACGAGTAGTTACTCTGCGGAAAGTAAGATACTGCTGCCAATAGATTGTGTCCTTGCGTGTCTGGTTCACACGTCTGATGATAGCGGAAACGATGTTCGCATCATCGAATAATGTTTGAATCGTTAAAAACATATCCTACCTCCTTACTCGTTAAATTCAAACCATCCCTTCATGTTGGCTTTATCGTTCTCGGAGAACGGCATAACCAATTTTGAAGGGTCAATCTCTGCGGCTGTACGAAGCAATGAAACCAATGTAATTCCGTCCTCAACCTTTGTACGGTTGTACAGAGCCGAATTAGCGACATGCTTTTGCTTTAAACCATCAACTGCAACCGCATTGAATAATACAGCATCTTTGGCAATATTCTCACCAAAAGCAGCCTTAATAGTCAATACATCATAACCGGCATTAGATTTATCAATTGCCGTTACTTCTGCGCCTTTCTTGCCGCTTCCGACAAACATACCCACATAAGCCAAAGAGTTCTTGGCTACTTTGATAGACAAAGCCTCTCCACCAGTGGTATAGGCTTCCACAACTCTCACATTGATTACCGCATAAGCGAACTTGTTTTTCAAGTCCGCACAAATCGGTGTAAATCCGGGAAGAAAACTTCCCACTACCAGGTTCTGCGTATTAAGTTTGAACGGACCACGTCTACGAATGCCGGTCTGGACATCGTAGCGTTCCTCTTGCTCAACGGGCGGAACCAAGTCATACTTAAATCCTGCTGACATAATTAATTCTTGTTTTGTTCAACAATAGTTTTCGTACCCTCATCAATCATTTTAGCGATAGATTCAGATTCTTTCTCAATCTTCTCTTCCGCTGATTCGGGAGGGGTTACGCCTTTGAAGCCGTCATTTGCGAACTCCTGCTTCAAGTCCTTGAAGTATGCGTCCAAGTCCTCATCGTCCTTAATGGCGCATCGTTTGGCGTAGTTTTCGGGAATACCATACTCTTTTGCCTTTGCCAAAATCTGCTGGCTACGTGTTGCTTGAGCCTTTTCCGTTTCAAACTGTGTTAGCTTATCAGAAAGGTTCTTGTTGGAGTCAATTAAAGCTTGCGCCCATGCAGGCACATCGTCTTTATTCTCTTCCGTTTTGGTGGTTGTGGTAGTCTCGATTGGCTTACCGTCTTTAAGGTTATGCTTCTTCTCGTAGTTGGAAACTGCGGTCTTGGAAGCATCCCCGGCACGGAAATCACCATAGGAGTTAAGCACGTCCGAAAAACTGATACCCTCAACAATGGAGTTTACCTTTGTCTCGTCCGTTACACCCTCTGCCTTTTTAGTAGCGATTCGGGTTAAGATAGCAGTGTCCACCCCTGCGAATTTCTGTTGTAGCCCTGCTAAGATTTGTTCTAAGATTGTCATACCGTATGAATTTGATTTATAAATTTCTACGGTAAAATTCGATCTTAATAAAGAGAATGAGAAATAATCAGGATAGTTATATACGACAATCAGACTATTGTCATAAATATGACAAAAAAAGGCGTGAAACCGAATGAATCACGCCTAAAATATAGTAAGATAGTATGCCTAAAGTTTTACTTCTAATTTTTGACCTGTCAAATCAAAATACAGGTTTTGAAGTTGATGGAGGGATTTCACTTGTATATTGTAATCGACTCCCTTCAAATGGAAATCTGCGTCCAACTCAAACAAGGGACTATAATAAGTGACAACTCCCCATTTATGCTTTTCAAATCCACACTTCAACAACAGTTCTTCTGTAAGAGGAATGGGATTAAGGTTCTCTACATAGGTACGAAATACCGCTTCTGATGATATTCCACTCGCTTCATATTTTGGATATTCAATCTCACTATATCCTATTTCTGTTATCTTATATGGAGTTTTGCTATTTTGTAAATAGACATAATTACCAATTTTCAATTCTCTAACATCCACCATACTATAACAAATTTATAGCCGATAACTCCTTTGTCAATGATTGAATACCCCTCTGAATTTTCTCTAACTGCTGCCTGCGAGGTTTGTGAACTCCGGCAGCATAATGCCACAACTGGCGTTCATTGATTCCTGTAATACGGCTCAATGCAGCCTTAGTAAAGATATTACTGTAATAGTTGATAAAAGTAGCAGCATCAATCTTAAACTTTAACTCAAATTCTCCAGAAAGCACCTCACAAGGATTAGAGTTATCTTCCAAATACAATTCGATAGCCTCCTTCATGTTATCTTCCAACTCCTTCATGTCGTTACCGACTGTAATGACAGGAGCATCTTCAATATAAGCACTTAAGTTCTTTCCTGCGTGTTCTACAATAACTTCTACTGTTTTCATATTACCTCCTTTTTTAATTAAGAGAACAAGGGGGCTACTTTAGCCCCGCTTGTCTCAAAATGCTGTAATAAGTGCCTTTCTCAACGCCTTTGCTGTTATGATTCGGTACAATAACCACTTTGCCGTCTTTCTCAAACTTCATGTGACTACCTTTCTGACTCTTTAGAACAAAACCGTTTTCTTGCAACATAGTTACAACGTCTTTAACTGATTTGTAACTCATAACGCTTTGGACTTAATTACCATGCAAATATAGTAATAATACGAATATTATCAAAGCATTTATTCGTTATTTTACTATGAATATAAAAATAGCGGTAACTCCGAAGAATTACCGCTAACCATTCTATTTTTCTTATACTAAAATTATAAACCTCGTAATTTTTCTGACTAAGAAGCATTTTTCTGTTCTTTATTTCCGATTTGCTCATTCTTTGCTGCTTGTTCTTCTTTTATTTCTGCAATTTCTTCTTCGATGCGGTCAATATTTCCAGCGAACATTACCCCATGTCGTTGTGACCATACACCACCCGACACAGCTTTTACAGCTACATTAACTTTATCTTCTAAATTGTCAAGGCGATACGGAACAACTTCTGTACTAATATCTATCGTTTCAGATGCTTTGTTAAATTCAGATGGATTTATAGAACCTAAAGCAGAGACTATGAAGTTCACACGCCTTTGCAAGAACTCACCTATCACCTCGGCATGATTTTGAACTTGCAAATGTGTCGAAAGAAACACGTAATCGAAAGCCACTCCCGACAAGGCATTTCCAGCACCGCTCAACTTTTCAAAACTGATTTGCGGTGTATTCGTCATAGAATATGCTTTCTCAAAGAGGGTTTCTACCTCAAATTTTACGGTGTCATTTGCCTGATTCCATGTCAGATACTGAGCATCCGCACCCTCACCTGTAAGTTTAACCATTCTATCCTTAACCTTACCCATGAAACCCTCTACATCACCAATTAGCTTCAATAGTGGGAAGAAATGGTAGTCTATACAATCAGCATAATTGGATAATAGTTTCTCCAACCGGACCCGGAAGGTCTTTATCTTCTTGCAATAAGGTTCAGGACGATAAGCATAGAGAACCGGTAGTTTTGGGAATCCATGAGCAAAAGGCGTTCTTTCTTCATACCCTTTAGACAAATCCCATTGATAAACCATTTTGTCCGTGATAGTCATAAAGCAGGTGACCTCCGAATCATCCATGAGCTTCTTTTTATACTCACGTGAGAAAGCAATCATTTTACCTTCATCGTTAAAGAACGGGTATAGCTTATCACCTCTGAATGGAGACCATAACACGCTTTTCAGTTTCTTGGTGGGCTTGACCTTGCCACCGAACGTAGTCTTAACTTTCTTCCAAAACTTTGCCCAAAACGAATCATCATCGGTAACATACCAATATTCTGCCGCTTCTTGTTCGGAGAGCCAGGCACGGACAATCTTCTTGTTTTGGTATTTGATTTTGTTGGATTTAAATACAGCCTTTACCGCATCCAGCAGCTTCTTTTCATCATCATCAGTCGGAATGCAATCCATAGACGGTTCTGTGCCGACCGTGAAAGCAGTTTGAATGTTCACTATATCTTGTTCCAATGGAATAGAAATACGGTTCACCGGTTCAGTCTTATACTTTGCTTCGATTTCATAAGTCTTACCAGTTTTTTCATCGAAAACTTTTTCGGATTCCTTATCAAGTACTTTTCTGTCCGGATACTTTTCTTTATCCACAATGATTTCGTGGCGTTCCGGATTCCAATCATCCCAAAGTTTGCAACGGTCGGGAAGTTCAGTCTTCCTACCTTTCTTCAGGTAGTTTATCTTCTGCCCGATGTCAGGCAATGCTAATATTTCTTCTAAATTCAATGGCATAGTTTATATTTTTAATGTGTGAATATTCCTGTTAAATCTTTCGGCTTCTGAATCTGACCAAGAAGCTCACCCAATACATAGTAACGTACAGCATCTATTCCGTGATTGTCATGGTCTTCCGGTTCGTTGATATAGTTCCCGTCCTTATCCTTTGCCCAAACATACTTTCTGAACTCGCTTTGCAAGTTGTACGAGCGTTTGGTTATATAAATCTCCATATCTTTCATTTTGTCAATTCCGGCATTGATAGAGCCTGCACCTTTCTCTACGGCATATATCTTGATTCCTCCGTTGTGTATCTCTTGAATCAAACGTGGGTCTGCGCTGTCAGCAATGACTTTCAATCCCCACGGGCGAAGAGTCTTGATGATGTCAGAAGAAAGCAATCCAGTACGGTAATCCACTTCATCCAAGTAAAGGGCGTTATCAACGATACCACAACGAATGGAAGCAGACGGGTCATGCGTATAACCGAAGTCTTGCCCGAAAGCAATTTTCTTTGCCCAAGCCGGGAACTCGTCAACAATTCCCCACTTCTTGAACACAGCACCTTCTGCAACGTCAGCCCACCGGCCGATAACCACATGAGCATACTTTTCAGGATTACTCACCTTCATATCTTCCACCTCTTTCAGGAACTCAGGAGAAAGGTTATCCAAGTTATCAAAATACGTAGTATGGATATGGAGCACATTCGGATGAGTGGAAATCTGAACCTGCACACCGTCAATCTCTACCAGCTTGTGAGTTTTCTCAATGTATTTCTTGTAGATGAAGTGATTGGAATCGCATGGGTTCATTATAATGATAATCCGGTTCTGAATACCCTTCTTGCGAATGGAGAGCATTATCTTGTCGAACTCATCTTCGCTTGTCCACTCTTCCGCTTCATCGCAGACGAAAGTCGTAATGCCTTGAATGGATTTCAGTTTTGCTGTCTGGTTCCCGGAAGAAGTCTTGATACCCCGAAACATGATACGGCTCTTAGTCATCTTATTGACTATGTCCGTCTTTGTGGTCTTGAAATATTTCGTGGTACCGTCCAAATCTATCTTCTCCATCATTTCGGGGATGATAGACATACCGGCAGAAACCATCGTGTAACGGGTGTAAAGAATCTGATGCACAATCTTCTCTACGGGAGTCATTTCAAAAGTCAACCGTTCAATGAAGGTAGAAGCATTGAAAGACTTTCCCGAACCACGACCTCCGGTGATAAGAATTATAAACTTTTCCTTATCCTCGTATAATGGATGGTAAATTTCTTGAGGTACTATCATTTCAATTTGTCTTTAATCCATGAATCAATAGAAATACCGTGGTCAATATCTGTTGGAATATCGGCATCTTCTGATTCTTCCCCAAAACCTTCGCTCTTTCCTAATGTAGAAAGCAAATAACGAATCATATAGCCGTCTGGACGTTCGCGCCAGCCCACAAAATTTCCACTCTCATCCTTTTCAGGAATACCCAATGCAAGAACACGGGCAGAAACCAAACATTCATCAACCAAAGCTCCACGCTCATCTGATATGGCATCTTTAAACTCAACATCCTCTTTCGCCCATTGGTATATTGTTTTCCGAGCTACTTTAAACGTAGCCGCAACCTTGGTTAGATTTCCACCAGATTTGCGGAGAATCTTCCTAAAATCATCTATATTAGGTTTCTTTGACATATCCTTACGTACGGGCGCGCGTATTTGTTACTTTCGTCACTTAATCAATTTCAACACTTCCTCTCCTTTGACAAACTTATCATCTGTGCTAATGCCAAGTAAGTCACAAAAGTTATCTTTAGCTTCATAGGAAGAAAAAGATAATGTTATAAAAGCTTCTTCATTCTGTTGTCTTTCTATTGCGGATTCTTTTACCTGCTGTTTGATGAATTTCATGTGTTCTTTTTTAGCTTCGTACGTCTTTTCATCCATTACAGGATTTTCTATTTCATCGAACGATGATACAGGAGATAATAGATCATCTAAAGAATCTGAGAAAGAAGGAATAGCTGTATTTATAGAAAGAATATCGTTGAGCTCCCCAATATCCAATCCCACATCCGTATAATCTATATCAGAGATATAACCAGCTATAAGGTCTATATCCGGTTTCGTGTTCCCTACTGCCATATATGTAAGCTGTTCCTTCTCAGTTTTATCATCTAAATTCACAACCTCTACCTTTACGTCATAATCAGTGCTTGGAGTACCATCGTATTTATAATGCAAATCCATTGCTTTTATCCTGCGATGCCCGTCTATAAGATTTCCCGATTTCTCATTCCATACGATACCGCCGAGGAAACCCACTTTTTGCAAGTTCTTCTTTTGCAGCTTCACCTTTTCATCCGAATGTCTTTTAGGGTTAATCGGATTAAGGTTTATTTGGGAACGTTTTATAACCCTTGTCTCACTTTGCTTTAGTTCTTTCATAATCGTATTCAAATAGTTTTCGTTCCACCAAAGGGTATTCATTTATAACTTTCTGCAAATCACCCGGAAATCTATTACGAAGAAAAAGAAGGTAGTTAATATCCGTTATGTCCGTTCCGGATGATTGATGCTTGGAATCGTATGATTCCGGTTTGATTAAACCAGCCCTGCTAATATAATCCATGACGTCTTTATTTTTGTATTCAGACAATGGATAACACTTCTTTTGCGCTTCATTAATTCCGTTCATGTCGTATGTACGTAGCATCAAACGCCTGTTCATTGAATCGGACTGCTTAAAGCCGAAGAAAGCCCACTCAATATTGTATTTCTCCCTTACTATATCTGTAAGCTGAGCCATGCTGTAAAGTTTCTGTTTCTCATTTTTCTCGCATCCCATATACCCAATGCGTCTATAGGAATAAACTGCAAAATGAGGAATCTGCACATACTTAACATTTGGATATTTATTACAAGCATAATTTATATAACGGTTAATATGAGATAAGTCTTTAACAACGTACATATAAACGCATACAATTTCTTTAAAGTATGGTGAAATAAGGTCTAAAAGGGCTATGCTGTCTTTACCCGATGCCGAGTGAAACAATATAACCCTGTCAGTCCTTTCGGCGATAGTTTTTATTATATCTATTGCCTTTTTCATCATCAAGCAATCCTACCACCTACCTTACGATTAATTCTCGCTCTTTGGGCTGCATTTCTACCCATAGATTGAAATCGTCCGGATTCATAATCTTTTCGGGTACGATACTTTCGACCACTTGCATCTGTTGCATACGTTTCTGGCATAATCTTTAATTTTAAATTAAACAATCCTTTTACTAAATAAGCAAAGCCACCCAAGTGGCTTATATTATTTCAAACCTGAATGGCTTATGATTTCACAAATATGCAAATAATAGAATAACGGCAACTCTTTAGGCGGATTCTTTTTAAACGCTTCTAATTGTTTGTCGAAATCGTGAAAATCAAATTCGTCGTGCATGAACTTTATCCCTTCTTCTGTTATTTCACCTATACCAATTTCATCAATGGCGACATCAAGTGTCCATGGTGCACCAGTACTATAAAAATGAATAGCTTCTATATCAGTCCTTAAAATAGGTTGACATTCTTGCTCGCGTCCAGCTTTTCTCAATTTCTCATTTTCGTCAACTTGAGCAAAGTCTGTGAACATCTTCTCATATTTGACGCTAAGCATACGTGTTTCTATGCTCTTTTTGCCATTCAAAATATCTAAAGCGTTTTCTTTTGTCATTATGAGCGAATACGCTTCTATCTCTTGACCATTATAATCAATCTTCATATCACTATATCGTTATAAAATTTGTACTATAAAAGATAGTACCACTAAGGTACAACCACAACCAAAGATAACGAAATATCTTCAACCGTTATTTATGACAATAGGCTTATTGTCGTAAACTAAGCCATTTATCCCGTTTTTCTCTGCACGCCTCTAAAGTAGGCGCACAGCAAGAAAACAATTCACCGCTTTCAGTACGGTAGTCGTACTGATACATTCTCACTCTCTTACCTCGCAACTTGGTGTTGTAGGTAGTATAATTCTCTTTACCGGGCTGGCATACGCTGCAACCGTTTTCGTTTATTGAGTTCATAATCAATCTTATTTAATGTTTCACATTCAACCGTTCTTCACTCGTATAAGCCACTACAAGCCCGGTTTCATCATGTTGTATCGTGACATACTTTTCGCCTCTTTCTATGGTAGAAAAATCACACATAGAACATAACTTGCCTAATACTTTGCCCAATTGTTTCATCAGTGATGTTTCTGGGCTAATAACTAAAACTAAATCTGCTTTCATAATCGTATGTATTTAAGCGTTAATACCTATTGCCTTTCTTACGAAGTCACCAGCCTGTTCTACTGACATATTCAGCTTCTTCTGAATCAAGATAATCATACAGGCTACTTGTTCTTGTGTATCTAAGTTACCTTGTGCAAATTCTGACATGATGAACTTTTCTATTGTTCTCTGTTTAATTACTGATGTTGCCATAATCATATATCTTTTAATTGTTATTACTATCTGTTCTCAAGCTATGCAAGTCCAATAATCAACTATATACTGAATAGCCTCGTCTTTGTAGTCTACATTGTAGAGCTTACAGGCTTCTGCCTCACTCATGGCGGCTAACGCTGCCAGTTCGTTGTTCATGTTATCAATGTTTGTCATAACCTTTATATTTAATTGAATTATCCAAATCGTTTAATTTTACACCGCAAATATAACAGATTGTTTAATTCACAACCAAATCTATTTGTGTAATATATGTTAATAAATAAACTTTCTGTATATTTTTGTCGCATTTCTTATACAGATATGGAAAAATGAGATATTTTTGCACTTAAACAATATGTATAATTATGGATTTAAGAATAAAGGATATTTGTCGAGAGCAAGGTATCATGTTGAAAGACCTTGCAAAGCAACTTGGATTAACAGAGGTTGGATTGTCTAAGTCTATAAATGGAAATCCGACCATCGGACGTTTAGAAGAAATCGCCAACGCCCTCGGTGTTCCTGTTACAGAGCTATTCGATAAGTCTTCTGACGAAGTAGTCGGAGCCGTCCGGATCGGTAAGGATACACATGTGATTAATAGTAAAGATGATATTAAGAAGTTAGCAGATAAATTATAAACCTAATAAAATAGGAGGTGATTATGTATAGTGATAGAGGTGAAGGAAAGTGCCCTCATTGTGGCGCGACAATCAAGGTTTCAGAATATAGGATGGGAGTTCCTGGAGGTAAAGAACGTGAGGAAGCGGTATGTCCTATATGTAAAACGGTATTGTTTAACGAAGTTACAGATGGTTGGTTTGACGTATCTGTTATTTCTACGGAACATTTGGTAGAACCTTATAAAAGCCGATACAATAAATAGCCATATATTAAAGGGGCTGTCCAAAAAGTCGGATAGCCCCTTTTGCTATTGTTTATTTCGGTAAAAAGTATTATCTTACCGTTGCAAAAACCAAACATTATAGCAATGGCTAAGATAGTATTTAAAGAGTTAACATCCAACCAAAATGTACTTTTTCCGGTCAGCTTATCGGAAAAGATAGCTCCCAATCATCCCGTTCGTGTTGTAAACAGTGTTGTAGACGCCTTGGATATTAGTTGTCTGCTCTGGGCATATAAAGGAGGAGGTACCAGCAGCTACCATCCCCGTATGATGCTCAAAGTTCTGTTTTATGCCTACCTGAACAATATCTATTCTTGTCGTAAAATAGAAAAGGCCTTGCAGGAGAATATTCACTTCATGTGGTTGTCTGGTAATAGTACTCCCGATTTCCGCACGATCAATGATTTCCGTGGTAAACGTTTAAAAGAACACATAAAATCGTTGTTTTCAGCCATTGTTCTGCTGTTACAGGAATCCGGCTATGTCAGTTTGGATGTACAGTATATCGATGGTACCAAAGTGGAATCAGCCTCCAACCGCTACACTTTTGTCTGGCGTGGTAGCGTGGAAAAGAACAAGGTAAAACTGGAGTCGAAAATACAGTCAATCCTTAGTGAAGTTGACAAACATATCGAGCAGGATAAACAGGAAAGGACACCAGATTGCTTACCGGATATGGATTCCTGTGGTTTGCGGGAAAAAGTGAGCGCTTTAAACAAACGGCTCTCCGGGATGAACAATGCTGAGCAGAAACAAATCAAAAAGTTACAGGAAGAATATCTGCCCCGCCTTGCCAAATACGAATCGCAATTAGAGAAATTAGGGGATCGTAATTCTTTCAGTAAGACTGATGAGGATGCGACCTTCATGCGTATGAAAGAGGATCATATGAAAAACGGGCAATTGAAACCCGCCTATAACATACAGATTGCCACAGAGAATCAATTTATTACCAATCTGGGAATTTACAGGCGAGCCGGAGATACGGGAACTTTAATTTCTTTTTTGAAAGATTTTCGAGAGACTTATCATAGGCAATCCTCTATAGTAGTGGCCGATGCCGGTTATGGAAGTGAACAAAACTACGAGTTTATGGAGAATGCGGGTATAGAGGCTTTTGTCAAGTACAATTATTTCCACAAAGAGCAAAAGCGTGCCTGGAAGAAGGATGCTTTTGCCATACAGAACCTTTACTACAACCAGGAAAGGGATTATTACGTATGCCCGATGGGACAACATATGGAGTATAAAGGTCAAAAGAAAAGTAAATCCGATTTGGGATATGTATCCATACTGAAGCGTTATCAGGCACAAAATTGTGAGGGGTGCCCGCTGAAATCTCAATGCCATAAATCAAAGGCCAACCGGATCATAGAAGTTAACTATAACCTTAACAGGTATAAACAAAAAGCACGGGAAAGACTCATGAGTGAGGAAGGTATTTATCATCGGGGCAGACGATGTATAGAACCGGAAGCTGTCTTTGCACAGATAAAGCATAACTCGGCGTGGAACCGGTTTAGATTAAGAGGGTTGGAGAAGGTAAAAACAGAATTTACCCTGGTTGCTATTGCACATAATCTCAGGAAACTGGCTAAAAAAGTCAGTTTTCTTTTGTTTTTTACTTATTTCTGTAGGATGACTTCTCGAAAAGTAATAATTGAGAAGACCAAAGATATTTTAAATATAAAAATGGATAATAAACGGGCTGCATAACAAAAAAAGAAGGCTGCCTTTTCAGACACCTTCTTTCTTTGACACAGCTACAACTTTATTCATCAACACTTTACATCATTCACTGACATACCCCAATAAAAAAGCGACACAGTAAACGACACAGATAAGCACCTGTATTTTAACAATTTACCTTCAATGTTGACACAGCAAACGACACAGAATAGACACAGATAACGCTTTAAAATACAGCCCATTACACAACAAAGTGACACAAGGTAGACACAGCAAGCGACACAAATAATAATAATAAATATAATATACTTCTTTCTTGCGTGTACAAATTTTCAAAGGATCTGCTTGGTTGAGTCATACAAAATAAGTACTTTTGGGAACTTGTTAAACTTATTACTATCATGAGAATATTATTATCACTTTTAATCTTTGTTTTTACACTTGTCTTTTCCATACATGCAGATGTCTCCACCCCATTAGACATTGAATGCTGTATTTCGATCAATAAAAAACTCGACGAACAGACTGACATTCTTAAACAGCAATATGAATTAAGTGCAAAAAATAAACAGGTTATAAATAAAATTTATGAGAAAGTAACAGATACTCCAAATGCTGATATGACATATAAAGATTGGCTTAATATAATAGGCACATTATTTGGATCACTTTTAGGGGCTGGAGTCGCTATATTTGTCTTTAAGAGAGGAATAAAACATGAAAAAGAGAAAGAAGAAGAGAAAAAAAGATCATTACTTAAAGCCATCGCCCTTACTTTAGATAATATTGAGAAAAAATGTAGAACAAAGGTTCTATATATTAAAGAATATAATGAATCTGTTCATAAAAGACCGTGGGAACATAGTATTTTAAAAATCAATACCATAGACGAAGCTATTAGGATTAAGAGTTTAAATGTTGATTATGTTTTTGACGCTTTCTACGAGTTTAAAATCGATGAAAAGTATTACATCAAATTACATCCTCATTTAGATTATATATCTGATCTATTCAAAAGTTTCGATAATGATTACTCAAACCATTCACATCAATATATAACCATGCCATCAAATGAAATACTAAAAATAAATGAACAAATACAAAATGAAAGTGTATTTTTAGCAATAGATCTAGAAAAGAATCAACGATTAACGATATTGGCTAAACCCATTTGGGAAATTATAAACTCCTATAACGAAAAAATCAAGGAAAACAAAACCAATATTGATTTTATAATAAAAAAATCTATAGATCCCCTTCTTCATTTATATATAAAAAAAGAATATTTAAATATAACATCCATCAGAGATTTTTTGCCCCTTTTGAAGCACTCGAAAGCTCTATACGATAGTATTTGTGAATACAACATTCTTTTTGCAGATCAAGTACTGTCAAAAAATGAAAGTCTCACAAATTGCGCCAACATATTCCATGAAATAAAAATGCAAATCAACAAACAGACTGGAAATCAAATTACATTTAATTAAAATTAAAACAGGTAGTTCTGATTAACTATTCCCTCATTCTCTATGACTAACCCTTATTTTACTTGTATATATTTATCCGAAAGCAATACCTTAAACAAACAATAAATAAGGCGCACCCAAAACGATGCGCCTACTTTTGTCAATTAGTTCTCGATTTTATATCAGAGCCTCACGGCTGGAATATCAGAATCTGACAGCTTCCATTCTTTTGAGGATATTATTATACCCCTCTTGGATTATAGCCTTTTGCTTTTCGGAAGCTGTAACGATCTTTCCTTTGTATTTTCGCATAACGGACTCGTTCAATCCAATTTCCTTTGCAAACTTACTGGCATTTATGAAAGGGAATGCCTCGAAGAATCCACTCAAATCATAAATATACGAAACAGAATAGCCAGACTTATACCACACAGGAAACTCACCATGTTTCTCTTTGTAATATTCAGCCTGTTCTTCCAGTACAGACAGGAAATCATCTTTGGCTTCCTGCTCCGTAAGACCGAAACCATACGCGCCGTTCACGTCTTCCGAATAAATAGAAATACCTCCATCATTCGCCTTTTCGATAATCGCCTTAATCTTCTTCATAATCGTGCCATTTTTAATTTCGTCAATTAAAGCACCCACCGAAGTGGGTGCAGTCCTTTTACTTCTTTAACCCCGCCTTTTTCATCATACTATCAAGAGTACCGTTTGGAATCTCTTTTGCCGGATGCCTACCGACAGGGATAAAGTAGTCAAAGTCGGGATGAACATATTTGTAATGGTTCGTCCCCTTTTTGATTGTCCAGCCTGCTGATTCAATCAATTTGTAAAACTCTGAATACTTCATAAAATCAAAGAACTTTTTAATTGACGCCACAAATATAACGTTTTTGTTACAACCACAAAAGTAACCACAAAGAAAACAGTAACATATTTGTTGCTTTTAACAATTAACGAAGCCGACCTACTTCTCCGGCTTTATCCTTTCCATCATCTCCCCATATATCCAATCCACATCTTGCCGGAAATACTTGTACAGCTGGTAAGAGAAAACCAAGTTATTACGGTTATTGGATATGGTTGTCTGGGCATTTACACCTAAAACCTCCGCCAGCTTATCTCGAAGGCCATTTTTCATCTTTCCTCCGGCAAGGGTACTCGGAGAATACAAAAACAAGATGATAAAAATGAATTTCTTTCGTTGGGTAACATTCCCTGACCTAAATATCTCCTTTTGAGAAATAATCTCTTGGAACCACCGATATAACATTCCTATCATATCAAGGTCCGTCAATATAGGTTCTGTCAGCTCTTTTTCCCTTTCCGATAACTTTGATTTCTGCTCTCTAATTGATTTTATTTCCGCAATTTCTGAAAACATGGCACAATTATTTAGAAGTAAATAGTATATTTGTACTAAATAATCGTGTGGGGAGGTAACGTTACTGGTGGTTCGGAGCGTTGCCTCTTGTATTTTTTAGAATGGAAGATCTTCTCTTGATTGTTCAGGTTGATAGAGTTTCGATTGTGGACTGGCTTCTTGCTGGGCAAGTCTACTTCCCAATAACTCCAGCTTATCAACAAATATTTCTGTCACATACCGCTTTGATCCCGTTCTATCCTCATACTGCCGGGTCTTGATCTTGCCCTCGATATAGATTTGAGAACCCTTCCTGACATACTTTTCTACGACCTCGGCCAGACCTTTCCAAAAGATAAGACTATGCCATTCCGTGCGGTCTGGAACCTGGATCCCGTTTTGAAGGGTATAGCCTTTCTCCGTTGTAGCAAGCGATAGATTGGCGACCTTTGTCCCGGCAACTTCTTTCACTTCAGGGTCCTTTCCAGCATAACCGAGAAGGATTACTTTATTTATGCTCATTCTTCATTCTTTTTTTGTTTTGCAAATTCTATAACATATTCAACGCCGGCATGAAATCCTTTCTTATAGCCATCTTTGTATTGGTTATTTGAGATTCCATAGTAGTACGCTGATCCGATACACAGGGTAAGCCCTATGGCGGTCAATACAATTCCTAATCCGAAATATGGATAAGTAATGTCTATACGAAATGGTTTGAGCTGAAAGATATTCCAGATGTCATGACAAATAGCATCAAAAGCGATATTATCGCCCATATTAAAGCCTTAATCATTTCGTGCCTCCTTTCAGTAGTTCTGGGTTGTCGTATATGTTACCAACGACTTCATAATCAAAATTATCAATAATACCATTATCTATATCTTTTTGCTTAGGCATCCGAGTTATAAACTCCTCCCCAAAGCGTATTTCTGGACACATTTTTATAACTCCCGTTTGAGATTCAACCCATCTTTTTGTCTCATGTTGTTCCTTTATGTGAGGCATATATTGTTCAGGATAGAAATCACTTTTTATAATTTTTCTTTTAACAATATCCCCCTCATATACTTCTTGTCCATTTTTGTCATACAAGCCCGTGAACTGGCCAACGGTTTGTTTATCAACGCACCAATCATCCATCTTAGATGAATTTTCTTTTCGTTGAGAAAGTATGTTGTACTCCCCATCAGGATAAACAATAAGAGACCCATAAACCCATTCGGTTGATTTAGTTATACGCCCTCTGAATTTGATTTTCCGGTTCATAATTATGCTAATTGTTTGATTTTACGATTGTATATTTCTTCACATAGTGCTTCGCACCACTTCCTGGCAATAGTCACTTCAACTGCGTTGCCGATGAATTTCTTTTGGTCTGCCTGTGTGCCAATAAGTTCGTAGTCTTTCGGGAAACCCATTATCAGCTTCAGTTCATCAATCTTCAGCATACGCATAGTGATGTCTATGATGTTGTAAAGTGCCATAAATTCTTTGATTTTGACAGTCATAGGACTGTCTGTTTCATAGACTTCAATAGCGACTTCGCCGGTTTCAGTCGTGACAAGATATGGCGGCATTTTATCCATTCTTGCGATGAGCGTGAAACACGGTTTATCGACAGAACCGCCATTTGACGCAAAATGTGGGTTCATCAAGTAGTGCTGCTTCACGGTGACAAGTTTCTGCTTCGGGTTCGTCAGCACAGCCGGGTTGGGCTGTTCGATGCTTGAAAGCTGACCACCGCCCGAATACTCATTTGCGATGAAACTGCAAGATGCAACACCAATTTGACCTACCGTGCATATCGTTTGTGCTGGGTCTTCAATAGAATGACCTGTATTATTGAAGCGATAGTTTACAATAAATTGCGCTTTCACAAATGCGTGGTGGTCAATAGTCGTTATTGTTCCTGCCGGTTCTTCGACAGACACGTTCTTGCTGTCAGGCTGACCGCTGAATTGCTTTGACAGAAAAGACACTGATGCAAGTGCAAGACGCTGTTGTGTCGCGATAGTGGGGCAGGGTTCATCAAGTGACGGCGGCACATACTTTCCGCGTTGGTTCATCGAATTGTATTTCACCATAAAGGCATCTTTGCCACCTGCGACAAACTTAATCAGTCCGGCATATATGCGTTCAAGCGTTTTTTCTGCAAGCGGTTTCTTTCGGTTGAAGATTGATTTGCCTTCATCTTCAAAGTCAAGAACTTCACGCACTGGCTTCCACTTCGGCATTGTGCCGAACAAACTTGCTGCACCTGTCTTGCAATGTGTCTGTTTCGGGAACACAACCGGCAGACCATTCTTCGCAAAGATGCCGAAGAAGCGTTTGCGCGATGTGTATGCGCCGAAGTCTGCTGCGTTCAGTATGCGATGCGTGAAGTTGTAGCCGTATTTCTTCACGTTGTTCACCCACTTGATATATGACTTGCCACGGTCTTTTGACACCGGCTTTCCGTTTTCATCAAGTTCACCCCACGACATAAATTCTTCGACATTCTCGATTTGAATATAATCGGGGTCTATTGCTTCGATGTATCTGAAAAGATGTTCTGCAAGTGTCCGGCTGTCTGCGTCACGTGGCTGACCGCCTTTTGCACGGCTGAAGTTCGTACATTCAAGCGATGCCCATAGCACAACAAGTGCGTCAGGGTTCTTCGTGCGACACTTCTGAAGATGATGCACAAGTGGTGACAGTTCAAGCGTTCTGATGTCTTCTGTGAAGTGAAGCGCGTCCGGATGATTTGCAGCGTGTGACGCAATGGCATTCGCATCGTGATTGACACACGCAATGACTTCTGCGCACTGTTCGCCATGAAGACGCGCTGTGTTCACGCCGGTAGAAGTTCCACCGGCACCGCAAAAAAGGTCTATGTATAATAACTTTTTCATTTCACTATCTTGTTAGGCATTCATTAAACGCCTTTTCAAACACATCCGGACTTAACATTTTATTGGCAATAGCTTGAAATGCCGTAGATATAGCAGGTATATCGTTCAAATTAATGCTTACATCCTTTGGGGTTAGATTATCCGTTATCATTCTTGCGTAAAACATGGCTTTGTCAATAGACAGCCAAGCCAAAGGATTCACAGCTATTGGGACCAATTTTCGCATTGATATGTAAAAATCACGTATTGTAATCTTGGATGTTTGGCATAACATATCAATAGTAGAAGCGATTGATATTAGATGGTTCAGTTCTCCTGAACATCCATTATTTAAAAGCGTCTGACTTATGGCAAACCCGTATTTGTCGATATGAGGTTTAATATCGTCTTCCATGCTTTGCGTTATAACCGCAAGCGTTTCAACATTGACATTCGCAATCCTGCAAATGTTTGTATTGTACGATTCCATGAATCTTTTCAATTCGTTTATGTTCTTCTTTACTCCACGCCTGTAGTATGGAGTATTACGGCAACTATCGTAAATATTAAGTGCGTAATTATAAACTTGATCATTTACGAAGAGGACAATGTAAGTCAATGAAGTAACAAGTCCGTCTGTGTCTTTGTCTATTTCTTCCCAATTATTGTATTGTTTCATAATCATATAGCCATTAAATCAAACAATGTAGGAGCACTTACTTCGTTCTCCGCTTCCCGCAGATAAGAAAGCCCGTCTTTCCAATAATCATAATTGAGTTCTGTTGAAAGTCCCCTACGACCCAACTTGATAGCACAATAAGGGACAGTACCGATACCTCCGAACGGGTCAAATACCAATTCTCCTTTGTTCGAGTACCGTTCAATCAGCCTTTCAACGATATCTAACTGAAGAGGACAAATATGATTTTGTCGTTTCTTTTGTGATTGCTTTGTGTTAAGCGTTCGCATACGAATTACATCATCCCATATCCAATCTTTTTTACTCACAGGATCAACGGCCATAAATGTTTTGGGCAACTTTCCGTATGCTTCTAACTCTTCCGCAAAAGACACGTGTTCTTCATAATTGTAGATATGCTCACGTTCGTAGTTACGGAACAAATGCCGAATCTTATCTATTCCAGCACCTTTCATATCTTCGTATGACAACAATGAATTGCCGGAAGACTTCCAACTTGCATGGGCATCGATCTGCCAACGGGCCAGCGAGTATTCGCTCTTATCCTTCTTAACAGGCCGGTCGGCATAAGCACGTGAGGTATCGGTAGGCAACTTGCGAAATAGCAATACATATTCAGGGCATCCGACTCCCATCTTGGAACCATCCTTGCACATCTCGGTATAGCCCAAACGGTAGGTCTGGTTGTTTTCCCTCACCACGTCAGTATCGACCGTAATGCGCCCCATATATCGGAAGCCATGCTTCATGTAATGAAATACTGTCATTTCGCTGAACGGGTCAATAGTTGGCATACCGTCCCCCGTGGCGTTGCCGAACAAAACACGATCTTTCACATGGATGCAGGCCAACCGACCCGGTTTCAAAATGCGCATTAACTCTGGTGTAAGATAATCCATCTGTTCAAAGAACTTATCGTTATCTTCATTGTGCCCAAAGTCATTGTATGTAGGCGTGTATTCGTAATGATTTGAGAACGGGATACTGGTTACGATCAGATCTACAGAGTTACTTTCCATCTTCTGACATTCCAATACATTATCGTTATTGATTGCTTTCCACAACTTTCCGGATTTTTCTTCCCGACTGGCGAACATCCAGCGCATCATCTTTTCCTCGGCCTGCAAACCGAACAAACCGTTATGCCGGACAATATCAGTCATATTTGCGACCATTTCCCGGTGTTGTGCCCATTTCTGCATGAAGCTCTTAAATATTTCACCCTCGCTTTCGGCATAGACCAGATAGAGATCAACGGGATGCTGCTGCATAAAGCGGTATATACGGGCTATCGCTTGGAACTTATCGTTGAAGCGGTAGTCAATGAACATGATTGCTTTATGACAATGATACTGGAAGTTCAGACCTTCACCAAGCATCTCCGGTTTAGCTGCAAGGTATTTCAGCCGGCCATCTTTGAAGTCGGATATTACCTTGTCGGCTTCTTCATCGTCTTGTGAACCATAGACAGCCTTACAACCTGGAATCGCTTTGCATAGTTCCAGCCGTTCAGCTTCCAAGTCATGCCATAAAAGGAAATGGTCGTCCTTGTTTTCCGGGCGATTGATTATCTCTACCACACGGGCAATCTTTTCCTGCATGTTATCTCGGCGTTCTTTTGCCGCGTCAGCAAGTCCGAGAGCAGCCTCACGAAACATTTTCACCTGTCCGTCACGATCAGCTCCAGCCGTAGAATTGTCCACATTCACAATCTCTTCATGTACACGGAGTTCAGGCAACTCATAGCCAGTATCCGGATAACCGAGGTCGGAAGGCTTGGTTAGGAACAACGCCCATGTAGATACCCACAACCAAAATTCTTTTTCCTTATGCGGATAAAGTGTCAAGTTATTCGCTTTCGTGCTGTCTCGCTGAAAGAATCGAGTAAGAGCCTGTCCGGTGTCCATCACACCAAGATAACCAGCATAATGTATAAGTTCCTTGTATCTGTTTGGCGAAGGTGTAGCCGTAGCGACAAACCTGTAAGGGACACCCGAGAACAACGGTAGAAACTCCTGATAGGTCTTGGTGCCGAATCCGCGCAACACGCTGGCTTCATCCAATGATGTTGCAGTAAAATAGGACGGATCTATTCTCACTCCATCCTCACCATCACGCACACGTTCGTAGTTTGTTACCATGATGTCGGTAGGACATATCATCACATCTGCCATAGTTCGGACATAGGTTACTTTCATGTGCAAGTGTTGTTCCGCTTGTGTTAGGAACTCGACTACCACACGCTTAGGGCAAATGATCAATCCCTTGCCTCCTTTATGGTTCAAGATTACCCGAAGTATTTCCAGCTGGGTGACTGTCTTTTGCATACCGAAGCTGGAGAATATAGCACGGCATCCACCGGCAACCGCCCAACGAACGGTATCTTTTACATGAGGGTATAATGTCGGGGTAATTTCTTCCGAATTAATATAAAACCCCGTTTGATGACTGATAGCCATCTTGTTTCTTAGAAATTCTATATATTCCATGATAATTTTAATTATTTCAATTTTGTATCCACCTCCTCAAACACCACACTCTCACTATCCGGCCTATATTTGGCAAAACAAGCCGTCATATACTTGCAACTATTCGCACCACCCTTGCTACGGAAAACGCATTCGCGACAAATTACCATTTTACCCTTTACGATAGCTCGGAAACGCTTTATTATCAGTGTCCGATCTGCGAAGTTTACAATGGTGCCAATAGGTGCTATTCTTAACTTTTCTACTGTTTTCATTTTCTTAGCTTGATTATTCTGATTCCATAATCTTTTTCAGAAACTCCAAATGATCCGGAAATGGTACGGAGTTCTTGTCTTGCTTCTCGTATCTTTTTTCTCGTTGTCTTTCCTGTTCTTCCCGGTCGTATTTCTCCAGTTGCCTTTTTCTGTATGCTTTGAACTCAATTAGAGCAGACATGATCACCATAGGATCCACAACACCGTAAAAGGTGCCATATTCGCCAGTTTTCAACTTGAAGAAAAAAAGCAACAATTCGGAAGCTTTCAGGTAATAGTATTCCACACGTATCATCACGGAAAGCTCCAAAACCTGTTGGAATGTAGGCTTCTCTTTTACACCGGCAAACTTGTACAAGTCCATCAGTTGAGCAATTATCCAAGTATTCACCTGTTCATCTGGATAGGTTTCTCCGAGCAAAGCCAATGAAGGCGCATTCCCCTTGAACGAACGTTCCACATTTTGAGCACATACAACCTGTAATGAAGGATTGAACTTTTTAGCGAAACTTTCACCGTCCCCGTATCTATTTACTACTAACCGTGTCCTTTCCGAAAGCTTTTGCGGCATATTCGAGGATTTCACGGTCTGTTTGTTCCTCTCGTGATTTTGCCCCGTTTGGAATTGCCGGATAGTTTCTGCTATTCTTGTTGTCATAATTACCTGATATTACTTTCTCAAAATTCGTTGGTTTGATAAGCCAATCGAAAGATGCTGTCCAGCCTTTTTTGTTCTGACCTTTCAAGAAATCGCTTTGATATGCCCTATGAATCATGTCGGCAAACGTCTTTTTGCCATAAGATTTTATACGTGCGTTAATCATCCCTTTACGGCTATCAGAAAGCGGAGTCCTGACCGTACCAAATACACCTTTTGTTTCCTCATTGAAGAATTTGACAAGTTCGGAGTAGTCGATATGTTCGGCGTGGGGCTGCGAAGTCCCACATACAAGAGATTCGTTAGAATCTCCTATATTATTTTCTTTTCTTTTCTTTCCTTTACTTGCTATTGTTTTTTCGACTTTTGCTATAGCATTGCTATCGTTTTCCGTAGCATTTGCTATAAATTCCGTAGCATTTGCTATTTCTGACTCTTTTTTCCCCCATCTCTTAGCGACACCTTTCTTTCCAGCCTCGGATCGTTTCTTCGATTTATCGTCTTTGTATCCCATTCTTTTCTTGAAGCTTTCGGAGTAGAAGTACTTACCATCCTCGGTAAAGACAAATAACCCAAAATCTTCAATCACGGATTTAATTAAGGAAGCATCTTCACGAAGGTCAAAAGCTATCATGTTATAATCTTTGACACTCATGTATTCTGGCTCCTCTCTAAGACGTTCTAAAATCATGAAGAACACTCCATATCCGGATGCCTTATGCCTCATTCGTAAGCGTATCAGCTTGTCTGAGTTCCTAGCGTTGCTGTCGTGGGGGAAATAACTCGTTAGCTCTTTCATAATCAAATCGCATAATCACAGTTTCGTTTGCTGTCGGCAACGAAACGCCTGTTGAAAAAACTACATAGAACCACTTTGGGATTCCCCATTGATACCTTGACTGGCTTCCCTCTCTTACATTTTGAGCAGGTATCCGGACGGATGGCCTGTCGTTCGTTCTTCTTTACCATATCTTTAGAATCTTACGTTTGTCAATTGTCTTCCTCTTGAAAACACAGCCCACTTTCCGTTACCCGTGTCTTTCAAATGCAAATCGGAAACTTCACCGAAACGGTTGATGTTACCGCATAAATCCACAAACCATGCGGCTTCCTTATCTTTATGAGGACGGATGCAACGACCTACAATCTGGTAATACATCGCAAGTGACATGGTAGGTCTGGCCATAACAACTGTGTCAAGTTCTGGGTAATCAAAGCCGGTAGTAAGTACACCAACATTGGCTACTACAGGTATTTCCCCGACCTTGAACATTTCGAGTATTCTTTCACGTTCCTTCTTTGGAGTATCACCGGAAACAATGACACATCCGGGTATGGACATCGTCAATCGTTCCGCTTCTTTCAAAAACCGGGTAAATACCAAAATACCCTTCCTCTTGCCTCCTGCTTTCGGATTCATCAGCCTTTGGACGATATGAACGATGTAACTATAAAAGTCTATCCGTTCATATTCCTTTTGGACTGACTTATCGGTATAGTCGGCTCCGGTAGTGTTTATCTTCAAATTGAGTTCGTTCCATCCGGTAGGATTCATCGGATAGTAGTTCACCTTTGAGAGATAGCCCATATCAAGCAAGGTCGATACCTGTACATGATAAATGACCTCTGAAAACACATGGGGCTTTGTCCGGGTTATGAATTTTAGCATAGAGCCGAAGTCACGGCTGGAACTCAAACGATATGGCGTTGCCGTTAATCCAAGAACCTTACACTTCACAGCATCGAAGAAATCCTTGTACATTCCCTCTATCGGATTCACAAGGTGACACTCGTCCACGATGATATTCTTGAAGTGGGCAAAAAGTTCCGGATGGCTTTTCACGCTACCGATGGTTGCGAATGTTATCCGGCTTATCTCTTTTGAATTGAAGGAGGCGGAATAAATGCTACAATCGAGAATCCCGTAAGAACAAAGTTTCTTGAAGTTCTGTTCAAGAATTTCCTTGCTCGGCTGGAATACCAATGTATGACCGTCAAGTCTTGAAGCGATGTCAGCTATGATAAGGCTCTTTCCGCTTCCTGTAGGCAATACCATGATAGCATTTGTTTTCTTCGCCTTGTTATTGAAGAAAGAAACGGCAGCATCAGAGGCTTTCTGTTGGTAATCTCGTAATACATAACTCATAGCCCTTTCTCCTTTCGTAACTTCTTATTAAGTGCTTTGTAATACTTGATTAATTGTTCGTACTCAAAATCAGTCATTTTAGTAGTACCAGCAGCTTTCACTTTTAGTAAAGCAAATTTCTGTTGTCCGATTTTAGCAATTAGATTCACCCGATAGCCTTCCAAATGGTCGGCTTTGAACCTGTTGCAGTGCCGGCATTCGGCATGGCAATTATTCTCATCAAACCGTGTTGCCAAATGTGTACGACTGAAATAGTGCCCGCAGTCCGCTTGTGTAAACGGCTTTATCTGTCCGCACGAGATACATCTAAAATACCCGTTTGGCATTGCATCACGAAGCCGGATAAAAAGGGAAAACTCTTTGTCGAGCTTAGCTTTCAAATCCGGCTTCTTTTTCACTGTTACCCCCGCTTTATCAAACAGAGGTAAAGGCTTGTCTTTCTTCTTAGCCTTTGTTCGTTTTATGTAGTACGGCATATTATTCTTTTAGTTCAACTCCCAAGCATAATACTTTGTCAGACACACCTACATCATCAAATTCAAGTTCTGAATAACTTGTTTCGTATGGATAAGGATATATCTTACCGTACTTTTTATGCAACTTAATTATGTCTTCATCCGTCAATTTGCGTCTGATACGCATCTCGATTTCGTAGTCATCGGAAAGATTCTCAATAACCTTTCTAAGCTGACCTACTGTCTTAATTTTGTCTATTCTCATAATCTTTCCCAATTAAAAGCCCCGAAGCGTATTCTCCGGGGCACAACCATTATTTACTAACCCTTGCCATTTATGTGTGGCTCACATTTATGTGGAGATGGGGCGATTCGAACACCCAATTAAGGACTTATCCTTTTGCGCTACTTCTAAGGTTAATTACTCCTTATATCTCACGTACCGTACTTTCTACCATGTGCACCTCTCGAAAGTCAAAAGCACTCCACTGCGCACCCCCATTTTCGCCCGCCCCATCTTCACAGACCGGACAGGCAGGTTAACAAAGTTATTCCATATAAGCCATTGAAAACTCTTTCGGAATAAACCGCCCGACCGGGATAGGTTTAGCAGATTCAATGGCTGTATGGATTTCCCTCTTTCTGAACTCATGTCCCTTTTCTTTGGCTTGTTTCTCACATTCTTCCTCTTTGTTTTTGAGATAGTGGGTAATAAGCATCATCGCTCTGTCAACGTTGAAGGTGTTCACGACAAAAGTCTGAACTCTCTCGTCTTCATTCTCCCCATCCGTGAATGTGATTTTCGTCTCAATCTGATAGAATTTCTTTTCATTGGGCTTGGAATCTCCCTCTTCTTCATCTTCTTCCGTTACAGAATCGTTTAAAAGGAATGTATCTTTTAATTCTTCGAGGGTGGCATCATCTACCTTGCGTTCTTTCAAATTATCAGTAAGAATCACACAAGAATCGAACTCCTTGACCATTGTCAAGGTGAATCCGAACATATAGTTTAGTTCGATGTAATCTTTCAAGATACTACAAGAATTTTCCAATCCGGTGGCATACAGCAGGAACTTATGTTTCTTGTCCCCTATTTGTGCCTGTGCAAGATAGGGATATAAGAATTTGTTCTCGTTCTCGAATGCCAAGCGGTTCTGGTTGCTGACTTCCACTTCCTTAATGCCGTCAGCTTCCATACTGAAACGAATTTTCGCCAAAGTGTCTTGGTCTATCAGCGTGCCACGGTCAAAAAGAATTTCATTCCGTTCGATGGTTACTGTTTCACCTGTATCTTCATCAATGAAAGATTCCTCCCATGTTTTGAGGACACGTTTTGCAAGGTACATGTTGAGCATCTTCTTTGGGTCAGATGTCACATACCGGATTTCTGTTTTTCTTGTTTCTATCATAACTAAATAAATTCTTGATTTCTTTGTATTTCCTGCTGGGCGTATATCAGCATTTGATGTTCATTTGCAGCCGGCAGATAGATACCTGCCACTGATGCACTCCAATTACGGAAACGGTCAATACTCAAAGTCATTTCACCTGTTGTCAGTTCGGCAGAACTGCGTAAATAGGTTACTTCATTGCCTTTCTTGTTGACCGTCTTACGTTCAAACAAATCACGGTTGCAAGTCCTCTTATAAAAATCAATTTTTGCTTCATCGAGGCTGCAACCGTATTCACTACCGAAATACCCTAAAAGAAGATGCAAGTAGCTGTTTTGGGCAAGCGTGCGGTTAGGAAGCTTCTTTTTTACTTCCACAACGGCCCGCTCCTTGAACAGTTTATTTACATACTCCTTAAACTTGGGTATTTGGTATTCATTTTTCAAGTCGTATATCATCCATTTCCAAAGATTTTAGTATCGGTTATAAGTGCTCTGTTTTCTTCCAAGAACCGGATAAACTCCTCACAATGATTAGTAAGAATAGGAATATCACGTTCAGGATTGAAAACGTATGTTTCTGTATAGGTATCTACCACATAGCCGCCTTTGTTGAACTCTACAATGTTATACTCAAATGTCCGTACATCAGAACCGTTCTTCATTAAAGCGTATGGATATACTAAATGCTGGTGGTGATCTTTGAACTTTCCCACGGTATAACTACCGGTTGTTTTGATGTCGTGAACACTGGTAGGCATCAGTTCGTCAATCAGACCGCAAACCAATACATTGCCGTATGCAGTCGGAAGGATTGCCTCTACACGTTGCTGCGTCAACGCCCCTTTGTAGTAATTTGCGAACTCACGACAAAGGGATATAGGAAAGACAAATGAACGATTGTTATAAACGGCTTTCAAGGCTATAACCTTTTGCTCGCCATTCCCTATATCAGAATATATCTTTTCTACCTGCACCGTTTCAGATTTCCGGTTCTCAATCATACAGTCAATGACCTCATTAAAAGCCGTACCCTTGTCGGCAACTTCGCTGTCAAACGGTTTACGGTTAATACGGTCTATCAGTTCTTGGAACTGCTTCTGCTGAAACTCTTCTTCTGTACAAGGCGGATTCTCACTCCACCCATAATAACGCTCATATATGACATCGCTATTAAGGTAATTGAAGTAAGAATCCAATAATGTAGCATATATCTTATACTTAGGCTGCATCTGAATAAGTTTTAGTCTCTTTGTTAAAAATCAGTCCTAATTCTTTCGCCTTAGCTGCCAACATCATTGAGGCTTTCATCTTTGAACTTCCCACATGGTTGAAATCATCAATATGGGCGATAAAGTCATTCGCTGAAGCTGCGTCGGCAACTAATTCTAAACAACCTGTTATATCAGATAGCACTTTGTTATATGCTTCTTGTTCAGCCTTTTTTGATTGCAACATAGTAAGATATGGAGCAATAATCCGAGTAGAGATAAAATCATTCTTGGTCGTCGGATTGCCGTTTTTGTCAAGGATGGTAGGTACTTCCATCACTGAAGGCAAGTTACAAGTATTCTTTCCGTCATTCCTTGATGTCGGATCGAAAGTAATAGTACGTCTCTGCACTCCTCTCTCACTCTTCATTTCCAAGTAACCTAACAAATCAAGTTCGGTGACGATGGAGTTGTAGGACTTCTCACGTAAGGCAGGAATAAACACCGTATCATCACCCTCTTTTCTTGTGTCACGATGGGCAACAAAAATGATATGTTTCTTCAGACTTGATAGCGTTCTTGTCATCCAAGAAAATTCAGCATTGATACCGCCCCAATCTCGAATAGATGGCTGCCTGGTTCCACATTTATAAGTGATGATAAAATCCATCATCTTACCAATGGTATCAACCACAATAGTCTGATAAACAGACAAATCTTCTTGCAAAACCAGCTGAACATCATTCCAAGAAGTGACCTGCACAGTGTCAATATTCTCCAAATGAGCCATATTCATACGCTTAACACCATTGTCAAAATCCAACAACAGAGGCTTTGGTGCACTCAAAGCTACTGTGCTCTTACCCATACCTGCTTGACCGTAAATCATCATCTTTACGTTTGTTGGAATATTCAATTCCGTTGATTTTCTGATTAAACTCATGATTGTTATATTTTTAGTTAGTAATTATATTAGAGACTTCAATAAAGGATCTATACCATCCTTCAATTCTTTAAGTTTCTTCAGCGAATAAACTTTAGGACTATTCCTATGTACACCAGCCCTTTTCCAAGTCAATGCTCCCGTAGCGCACTGATGAGCCAACCACCTTCTACCAAATCCAAGTCGTATAGCTTGCGTTTCCGTAATCTCATCAATGACCGGATCCTTGGAGATCGCATATTCGCTGACAGCTTCTTTCGCGGCCGCTTTTATTATTTTCTGTAATTGCCAAACGTCAAGTTCCATATAATAAAGGCATATTACGCCCTCTAATTCTTACACGAACACGGGCGATAAGTTCTACATTGGCATTAGAACGGGTTCGGATTTGTTGCCGTTTCATGTCTAAATGACTATCAACACAAAGAATAATCAAAAGTACACAAGCAACAAATGATCTCATGGCCGGCGAAAAGTCCAGCGTCAACCGGATACCTGATATCCTCTCGGCTAACTTTAATGCCAACTCCCTCCCATTCCGAACACCCAAAATTAAAAATGCTGTCTGAAGCTGGTTATTTATCGTACTTACTGCACGATGCTTCAATACGGCAATCTCCTTTTTTTCATACCCGGCTGCGTACATTTGTGCTGTAATGTCACATTCGGGCGTTAACTCGGTAAATACTTTCATAATCGTGTGTATTTAAAGTTTGAATCAGGAATCTCTAAATACTGTAACTATCCCTTTCGGAACATTAGTTTCCGATCTCCACTTATGTCCATTTTTGTACCCTTGTGCATTAAGCAATGAAACATTGTTGCGCACTGTGCAGACTTTATCGATAGGAAATTCTACTTTCTTCCCTTTCTTTAAGTCTCTCATACGAGGCATAATTTCCACTTTTTTCTCCATAAACTGATTATATTTAATTGAATGTGGACGGAACCGGTAACGATCCGGCATACACACTTCCGGCTGTGTGCAGAGCATTCCATACGCCCGCCCGTTTGCCGGGGTTTTCACCCGGCTGCTTTTGCTAACCTAAACACAAAACGAATTAAACAACTTCAAGAAAAGCCTTAATAGCCAACATTTTCTTTTCAGCTAACACTTTGGCAGCTTCTTCTCGATTTTTCCAATCTTTATAAAGTTCGAGGTCCTTTTTTGTACTTTCGAGGTCTTTATTAAGAGACGACACCAATTCAATCAGTTCCTCTCTTGTCATTTCTTCAATACCTTTTGTTTCCATATACATTATTATTAATAGTTACCAACTTTTTTCTTTATAAATGGCGATCATTAGAATAACCGACATCACGAATGTTAATACGTGAAACGGATTAAAGAACATGCCAACAAAACAGGTAGCCGACATCAGTACTGCGCAGATGAATAAAATTAGCTGCACTCTTGAATAAAAAATTACCTTCATGACTGTTTGATTTGATTTGTGCCCTCCGGCTGATTCGATCAGTAGCTTCGCGCCTCTTCAGAGGGTTTTCTTAACTTTGTGGTGCAAACTTTAAAAATTAAGAAGTATGAAATCAGAAAAGTACCTGAGCATGGCTAAAGACATTCGTTCTAAAGTCGAAGATTTACTTGACGAGTATAACACCTTTGAACCATCAATAAGCAAGATGTTTCTTGATGGACAACCGTTATATGAACAAGCTATAAAATTTACCCACTTGGTTTATTCATTTGATCCAAATCTGCCTTTAAATAGAGAGTTGGTAGATCTGCCAAATAAATGCAAAGGGTGTATAATTAAAACGTTTCCGCAAGAAAACGATGTCTTTAAAAATTTCTTGTTCCTTTTGAAATGCTTCACTGATTATCTGGAGACTTTTCATGACTAACTTTCTCTCCACGTAAAAGGTCCAAGTAAGAAGTAACCGCTTTCTCGGCATCTTCTTTTATGTACTCCAAATTTTTCAGACAATTGATTGGCAAATCTTCAACATGTATGGATATTGTCAATTGATTGTCTTTTTCTTGATGTTTTAGTTCAATGTTGTAATTCATGTGCTATGATATTTTAATTATCTTTTCTTCTTGCTTATTATTTCAAACCTCACAACGCCAAGTTCTGTATATGCGCCGTATTCAATCCAATATGTCCCACGAGCCGCGTTTATTTTAGGATCATATTTACTATCAAATAATAGCGTCTTTGTGCTACCATCAATATAATGCGCACTTACTTTATATTCATAAATAGGCATTTTGGAGTACCTATAAAGGCCTATAGCAAAAACTATAAGACCTGATATAGCGACAGCTATTAAAAAGTTTCTTATAATAAGATAAGGTTTGTAACCATCGGCATATTGATGAAAAAAAAGTGCTCCAAAAGCACCACCTGCGAATATAAATACACCTAAAACTTCCATATCATTTATTTTATTTGTACCCGGCAGCCCATCCGATAGGCAGCGTCGCGCTTTCAGAACCAGGTTGTATTTTGAAAAGAGGCAACGGTTAACCAATGTCTGACACATAACACCGCAAGGAACTTGCCCCTTTGACAATTCTTTTATCTATAATGTATCCCTGTGGGTCATGGCTCAAAGCTCACCACGTTTATACATTATACTTTGTAATCCTTTCGCTTAAACTCCATTTCTGCGAGTGCTAAGGTTGAAATAAGACAAAGAACTTACTGTGGGCATCCGGGAATCGAACCCGGTCAGAAACGCCTTTCTTCACCAGCCGAACACTTTCGGCTCATGCCCTTTGCTTTAGTAAATCGTTATGAAGTTTTCTACTTTGAACGATCTGAATCCGTTCGCCTCAATATCGAAATAGCGAACCGTCTTGTAGTTTTCAGAACCAGTACCTTTGATAAGATTCTGAATGTCTTTAAGCGTACCTTTGGCTTTGCGAAGTGAACCATCAGACTTTTCATAGGCGAATGATACGATACCTTTGTGCATTTGTTTTGTCAAACGGTACAATGCCCATGCGCGTGAAAGACATACCGCGAACGCTTTACCTGTTGCTTTCATAAGTTCGTAAGCCATGCAAAATACTTTGTGTCTAAAATTTGAAGTTTTCATAATCGTGTGTATATTAAAGTAGTCCAAAGACTACCGGTTAAAACTTGATACAATGTGGTGAAACTTTGCTTTATCCACCCCTCTAAATGAGGCTTCATTAAGAATGTGATCAGCGACATTATCATTAACCTTGATTGCCTTTAGCGTATTAATATCAATATGATAAGGTTCGTCGGTTGGCTTTGCGAGAGGCACGTAGCCTGTAAACGGAAAATTTCGTCTGCCGATTGGCCAAACTATATAACCATGAGGATATTCATCTACAATCTCGAAAATATCTTTACGATTGTAATTCTCAGTAACTAATATATTCATAATCGTGTGTGTTTATGTGTTAGTATAAATAGTTGTTCATTGCTTCGTAGCCACCAAATATTTCGGCAACAGGATCGTTAGACCAATCCAGTGGGGTGAGATATTCAACCTCTCTTTCGAGAGTTTCTATTTCATCAGAGAGGATTTTCACGATCTCTGACTTGCTGTCTACATTATATACATAGCAGACTTCTTCTTCGCTAATCGTGCTCAACGCTTCTAACTCGCCTCTTTTGTTTTCGAGTTCTGCTAATGCTGTTTCATAAGATCGTGCCATAATCGTGTATTTTAATATGTTCGTACTATTGCTTTACTCAACACGATCGCTTACCTTTGCTTTCGTGATTGATTGATGATGCAAAGATATGAACTTAATTATAATCCGCAAAACCAAAAATCAAGATTTCAAAAACGAAAAATCAAAAAAAACGGCAAACGATTTGTTGATAGCCTTTATAGTCTAATTGATTTGAAGACCATTTGAAAGTCTTTTAAAAGGGAGGGTCTATAAAGAAGCAAGGCGAACCTTTCCGTTCGCCTTGGTAGAGTCAGAGTGTATCGGTAGATGCTGAAGCACTCTCTTTCGTTGCTTCATCCAAGATCTTCACGTATGTGGGCATAGTGAACTCTGAAAACATACCGTTTCGATCAATAAATTCAACACGGCTTTTGAGATAGGCTAATTCTTCATCCGTCAATGAGATTTCAACCGTATCGGTGATAGAAGCCGCATCGGTAAATCCGATGTTGATTTGACCACTCCCCATATCCTTGATAACGATACGCTTCTGATCAACCTCCGAGATCGCTATCTTACTGTCTATCGATACTTTCAGTTCCATGTTTTTTCTCGTGTCAAACTGTGGCAACACGGTGTTGAGTATTAATACTCGATCTTTTAATGTTAGTTCCATACTATTATTTTAATGATGTTATTGTCAAAAGTTCTTGTTAAACAAGTACCATGTTTGATTAATATATGCGAATGTAGCGCAATCGCCTTTACGCATATCAAGAGTTATCGAGTCTCCGTTTTCATTTACTAACGGAGTATTTGTGTCTTCGGGTCGTACACATATCGCATCAGTTGCGTGTCTCGAAACTATTACATGTATGAATATGACAGAATTATAACCGATTTCACTCCAGGAATCTCCATAATCGTTGTAAACAGTTCCCATTTTACTTGAGACAGTATTTCGAGAAGGTAGATAAACGTTAATATATGACGTTGGTTGAAAGAGATAGGTATCCATATAACCTATATCGTTTATAATCGCATTAGTCTTTGCCCCCGGTCTGACATATCTTGCGGTCGATATCGCACCATTCAGTCTTAACCCCCCATTGCAGAATAATGCGTAGTTGCGATAGCCACCATTAACATTTATCACAGCCCCATAATTTATATCGTTGTGATTAGTTGTATACTCAAGGCGCATCAAAGCACTTGTTCCCCCAAGCGTAGACGGCAAGGTATTTAGACCTAGGCCGGCCCATTTACCGGAAGATGAAAATCCCAAAAACGCATTACTTCCTGATGAATAAAGGAAAAATTTAGAAGACGATTCACCGGAATAGCGGTTATCCGAGAATAGTCCTCCAGACTCCATCCTAAGTCCTCCGATGTAGGCATCCCCATTTTGATAAACTTTAAACGGGGCATTTGCAGGTGTTGCATTTCCAGCCCAGATTCGAACAGAGTTTCCGGCTGTTCCACCTCCGGAGAGTCCGGCAAGTTTTTCTCCATTTGAATTTGCAATATAGATACTTCCTCTACTTTCCACGTTTCCATTGCTTTCTACCCGGAATGTCGGATCAGTGGGTGGTTGCCCTTTCGCCCCGGCTGTTCCTCCCGACCAAATACGGATTGTACCAGACGCCGACATTCCACCTGTGCTTCCAAAAGCGATCGCACCCGTAGTTATGAGTCCGCCATTGATCTCCGTTATTGTATTGTCATATTTTGAGGCAAGAACCCATTTAGAACCGCTATATCTATAGATATTCTCCCCATCCACCCATAAGTCATTTGTCCGCATACCCGATGTTGGAGCCGTCGTTTGATAAAATACCCTTGCCTTGTTATTTGCAGTCAATTGGGCGTTGTTGGCTACATTTGACGCATTCTCTGCATCCGTCAGGGCATCATTTACCCCATCATACAACGGTTGAAGATTAGGACGGTCGGAAATGTTATTATAACCGGATGTTCCGGATTTGAATATCACAGGTCCGGTTATAGTCCCATTCACCAGATCAATCACCAACCGGGCTAACTTGTCCTTTATCAACCCTGTCGTAATCGTCTGACCAGCTATCTCAGTGTATCCATAATTCGGAAGCCAAGAGCGTACGCCATCCTCCGGAGTATTGAGCACCCCTACCCAGAAATGATAGAACCCTGTTTCATCCTCTAACTTTATCTGCCGTTCACTGACATATATTGAGCCATTTGTTCCTTCTTTTGGACATTTGGCATAAACATAATAGGCAAGCGAATTATTCAGCCGGAAAGAAGCCGCCGGAATAGCCCATTCACGGATTTCCTCGCTAACGGTAAAGTGTACTAACTTTCCTGTCGTATTCTTGAAATAGTTGGCATCATTGTCCGCATTCGGAATAAACTTCATTCCTATAAGCTCCATCTGCTGGGAATTGGTACCGACGATAAGTTGCGCCGTATGCACGGCCAACGGCTTGATAAGTTCGGTAAAATAATCCCCTTCCGGGTCAAACATCATGCCCAAAGTTTCCATCACGTCCCGCCATGAACGTTTCGTATGTTCCCGAACCGGCTTAACCGCATCCTCAATCTCTTCCGGCACTTTATTCACATCATCCACCAGATCCTTAAAACCATTCGATTCAAGGAAATCGGACAAGGTAAGTTCATACCGGTATGAAGGTGTACCGTCTTTCTCGATATACCTTTTTATTTTGGTAACACGAATCTCTCGATCGATATCTAACTGTTCGGAATATACGCCAACCATCTGGCCACAGGCGATAAAGATGTTTTGCAAACGAAAAACAATTTCATCACATTTTCCTCGTAACTGGATGCGTTTCTCGCACTTGCCATCCAACCATGCTTGCGCCTCTTCCTGTAGCTGTAATGAAGCGTTATCCCTGTAGCTTTGCGGCATTTTCAGGCCGGTAAGGATAAACTTGTCACCGACAGAAAAATTAATGTCACCGGGGACTTTCAAGGCGTTTTCCTGGTCATTCTGCTTTAGTTTGAACTGTTTCAAGTCATTGTCCCAACTGTCTTCAACGATTGCAAGGTCATAGCCAGCCAAGCCGCCATCCTGGAATGTAACGATCACTTCCACCCCGTCCAACAGGCAATCGGTAAGATTGAAATCCATATCGGCAGCTCTCAGAGTGTAATCGTCGATCTTTTCTGTTACGGCAAACTCTCCTTTCGGAAAGATATGGTCGAATTGCATGGACTTTTCTATCCGGCCGTACTTCTCTACATTCTTTTCGATAGAAAGCAGACCATCAGGCAGAAGAAGATAATCCGCGCCATAATCGGGACCGAGATTCTTATCTGAACCGTATGGATAAAGAACCGTTACTGGTGGCGTATCATCAACAGCGGACACTTCCAGTTCGGTAAAACCCATTCCTTCGCCCTGTGCCAAGACAAGGCCGTTGCTTGAATACTCCCTCCTGCCGATATTTATTGTCTGGCCGGATATCCAGTATTCCGTATCCAATTCTTTAATGAGTTCGTCAAGTACCGTCCCGACTTTCTTATCTTTGAAAGAAAGGGTAACCATCCGGGATTCGATACAGGATCCGGCCACCCAACCAGATCCTGTACGGTTCATGTTTTTGACAAATAGGGTTAGCCAGTCACGGGCGGTACCGGTGTAATAGTCGAAGTTCTTTTTCCGCTCCGGTGTACCATGAAGGAAAAACTCTGCATCCAAAAGGTCGTACCGACTTGAATAGAACTGAACGGTATATTCCCAACCAAGAGATGTCTCCCTTTTCGTCACCTTCTCATTATGCCGGATCTTGTATTTTGTCCCTTCAAAGTCTATATAGTCGTTGATTTGAAGGTTTACCACATTTCGGGAAAGAAAATTCAGGGTAAGAGTGTCCTCACCCATGATCTCTTCGACCGTATAACTGTTATCCTTCAAATAAACATCACAAACTACCGTATTTCCGCGCTTTATTTCCATACTGCTAAATAACCTACTTATTTTTAGGCAATAAAAAACACGGCAACCGGATATATGACATTTTACCGGTTGTCGTGTTTTAATATATAAGGTAGATGTTCTGTTTATGGTAGATTTCTAAAGCGCAAGTCCACACGCGCCAAAAGTCGTAGACAACGCTGCAATCTCACACCAGAACATCGGCTTCGTTGATACAAAGTCCTGCCATATATTACCACTCAACCGTTTACTCATGTCTATTACCGTGTAAACGATAAAAGCCAGCCACACCGGAATAAGAACCCACCAGAAAGACGTGCAGCCAACCCATAGCTGAGAAGAAAGCAACGTCAATGCCGCCGATCCACAATGAATGCGGTTTATCCAAGTGTCTTTGAAATCAGGAGCCAAACCGACACCAATCAAACCGATACAGGCTGCGATCGCCAGCAACCGCATAGTAAAGGTTGTACTCATTTCCCAAATGACCGGGAATAGGAACATAGCCGTCAGTGCCATGCTTGCCCCAAAGATCAATTTATGATCAAGAGTATAATACGTCGCACTAATTGAGTACGGTACACCTTTTGCCTTTATACAAACTGCTGCCGTATAAACTGCGATAACCAAAAAAGAAATAATTAATAATAACATGATTTTCAAACTTTATTGTTTAACTTTGTTTCCGGAGACCCTCGGTCCCCTAATTTTCTTTTTTTACAGCCTCCAATCTGTGATAGCCTGGAGGCTGTTTT